CTTGATAGCGCGCGCCCGCGCACGCCCCGATTATCGATGTACGCGCAACCCGGCTCGACTCTCACGCCATTAGCCCGTGGCGGCGACGGGAAAAGACCCGTGTTGTTTTTCACTTGCTCGACTCCTTTGCGGGTTGCTTGCGGCGCATGGCGCGGCAGAAGCTCATGACGATATGCACAATGACGGCGGCGCATACTGCAACGGCCGCAGGCATGGGCAACAGGAAGAAAGCCGCTCCGCCGATCAGTGCGAGCGCGCAACAAGCGAGCGCGGCCGTGGCGACCGCTGCAAGGGTGTTGGCGACAAAGCGCGCGCTCAGCGACGCATGATTGTAGGCTTGGCTTTTCTGGAACGCGCTTAACGCTTTCGCGCGCGTATCCTTGACCGCGTGACCGTGCCGGCCGCGCTTGCGGTGCGAGACAATCGACTCTGTCTCTTGTTCTCGGATCAAAGCTTCGCGCATTCCGTGGCTCATGAAAAAATCCTAAAGCCTCTTTCCGTCCCTGTCTAGCCTTATTTAGTAGCGCTAGGGACTTTTCCTTAAAATTTTAATCAAGTGTCGCGCGTTGCGCCAGCGCTTGCGATATCGTGCCGGCGCAAGCGAGCGAGTCCAGCCAATCGGTAAAGGCGCAACGCGTGTCGGTATCGTACATCGTGCCCTTGCCCGAATAGCTCGGAATCTTTCGCATTGTGACTCCGGCAACGCCGTCATGACCCCGCCAGAACGCCGCGCGCAAAGCGCGTTGATTCGTTATCTGGTAATCAGTCATCGTGCTTGCTCCTATCGTCGCTCGCATGTTCCGCGCTCGACTCCTTTGCCGACTCGATTCTTATTACCGTTTCGGTAGGGGCAAAGTCGCCCCAATTGCCGCCGTTAGCCTCATATCCAATCTGGATATAGCTACCGTGATTTTCGATCATATCGACTCGGCCGTATGCCTCTAATACGTCGCCGATCTTTACGTCACTGGCGTTAACTTGTTCGCGCACTGTCCGACTCCTCAAAGGTTACGCCGCTATCGTCAAGGATCACTTGTCGCGCAAAGTCCCGTTCTTCGCTCGCGATTGGCGAGTCCGCCGTTGCGAAATATCCGGCTATGTCGCCCGCATGATGGTTGCGCGTCATGCCGTCGATTGCGTGCGCAAGTGCTTTCGAGCGGCGGACAGCTTGCCCGCGTAGCTTATAGATCATGCTTCCGACTCCTCTTGCAGAATGCCGGCGCCGTAGTCGCGCGCAAGTTCTTCGATCCGGGCATACGCCTTGCGCGAGTCTTCGCGAAGCGAGCGAATATCCCGCCGCAGACTCTTAACTTGCTCGCGCAACGCTTTGCAGATATCGGGCGAGAATTGCCCGGCCGCGCGAATCTCCGCCGCGAGCGTTTTAATCGTCGCGCGAGTTTCGGCCGCGTCTTTCCGTGCCGTTTCTATCTCGCCGCGCTTTTCGCCTACTTCGAAGCGGGCGGACTCCGTGTCCTGATAGACGCGCTCGCGCTCCGCTTCATTCTCGGCGAATCTATAAGCGGCCCTCGCCGCGTCTGTCGCGTCGCTTTCGTCTTTTGCCGGATAGATATCAGTTTCAAGGCATGCCGCCATTCCCGCGCCCATGGTCCAACCAATGAGGAACCCGCGCCCATGCGGCAAGCGAGCGACAACGGGAATCATCGTTTGGTCTTGGAAGCTGTCACAATAGAATCCCGTTGTATCGCGCAAGCGAGAATGACGCGGCAATAGATCGCTTGCGAGCGCGAGCCGAAGGTTGACGATAGACCCTGCCCTATCCATGGCGAGTCCCTTGCTTGACTGATAGAAGCCAATGCCTTTGCGCTTCGCGGCCGAGCATGGAGTCCAAGTGTACGGGCCGGCATGCTTTCGACTCTCTGCGCGCTCTTTAAGCGAGCGGCGATAATCGATCATGGTGATTTTATCAAACAACATTGCCCGACTCCATAGCTTCGCGAATGAGTGTCTTAATCCCTGCCAGCGTATCGGCCGATAGCATACCAGCCGTTTCGTGCCGCGCGGAGTAGCGCAAGCGCGAGCCGGGCTCCGTGTTACGAAAGATCGCGACGCCTTTGTAAAGACGCGGCGCCGTCATGCCGTTATCGCGCATTAGACCGACCCCTTTTCGGCCGCTGCAATCGCAACATACGCAATCGCCTTCGCCTTATCATAGAGGCTATCGTGCGCCGTCGCGTTCATGACGCTTAGAGCAATTTTCAGAGCGTCAAGTAGTTCCGGCCCATGCTCTTTCACGCGTCCCACCGCTTGCGCGGCGTTAAGCTCCGCGTCGCGCTTGGCTTGCGCTTCGCGGCATTGCCGCTTGTGCATCACGCGCGAGTACAGGAAGGCGCCGGCCGCGTCGCGCTCGAATGTTGCCGCCGCATCGCGAGCGCGCGCGATAAGCTCGGCGTTTACTTTCGCCGCGCTATCAAGCTTGCGAGTCTCAAAGTATTCGCCCGTATGTTTATGCATGGCGTAGCGCACGCCTCGCGCAATCTGCGGCGGGTTCTTGTAAAGCCACGTTCCCGGCCCGTCTTCCGCCTCGCCCGTGTTCCGGTTCAGCCACATATGATAACGCGCGCCGTTGGCTTCAAAGGAAAGAGCGACGCGGGCATATTCGAATTGATCGCCCCGCCAATCAAAGCGCGCATTCTGAATAATGATCGTGTTCTTAGCCATGGTCGAGTCCTTGGGCTTGTCAGTAGCTAGTGAGAGTAGAAGCCAATTTAAAAGGGAAGACAGAAACGGAAAGATTTTATCTAAATCTCAGCTTCCCTGGCTTCGCGAATGATTGCTTAAAGCCCTTGTTTTGGTTCCGTGTTGTAGGTGCGCAAAATTGCGTACCTACTTAAATCGCGTCGCGCCAATCCCGTTTCGCGCCTTGCGCCTCGATGGTAAAGCCAAGCTTTTCAATCTCGGCGAAGACGCTGACGCGTCGCGTCTTCGATCCGACGATAGCAGCAAAGCCGGCCGCAATCTCGTTTGCGGGGTCAAGCAACAAGCGGCCGTAGCATTCGCGAATGGTGATCTTACAAGCGCGCATCTTCGACTCCTCTAAGCGTCCATATCGTGATTGTGATCCGAAACTAGTGCATCAAGGTAGGATCGTTCCTGGCGCGATTGGCGCGCGTTCCTAGCAGCTTTGCGAGCATGAGCGATAAGCTGCGCTTCGTGCATGGCTTGCCTCTTAGCGCGCGCTTCCTTGCGTTCCCGTTGCTCGCGTCCAATGCGCTGATATGCGGTTTCCGTGATCATGCCACCACCTTGTTAGACTACGATTCCGAGTAACTGCCCTAACGCCGCGTCAAAGGCGACCATGCGCGCGCTTGCATTATATACCGCAAAAACCGCGCTTCCGATGGTGGCAACGTCGCCGCGCAAAGTCTCTATCTCTCGCTCAATCATCGCGAGCGGCGACGCTTGTTGAGTCTGTATCGCGAATATCTGCGCTGAAAGGTTGGCGTTGCTCGCGAGGATATCAAATATGTTGCTCATGCCGCGACACCGTGCGCGGTCGCCTTGCGATTGGCTTTGATCCATGACGCGCGCAACGCGACGTAAGCTAACTTTGCCGGCTCCGCGTCCATGGGCTGACCGTCAATAGGCTTGCCGCGAAACGTCACCACAAATCGACGTGTGCCGCGTACCGGCCGAAGTCCATACGGCGTGCGCGCAAGCTCAATCTCGCGGTCTAGTGGATTCGTGTGCATCATAGCGACTCTCAGAAATTCCAGGGTTGCGCGTTATGCTCGGCCGCGAGCTTCCGAGCTTGAACCTTGCCCGTGACCGCGACGCGGAGAACTACGGACTCGAGTCGCGTTGTGGTGTCGCGCGATATCACAAGCTCTTTCATGGTGCGCGTTGCAAAGTAATGGGCTTTCACTGTCTCGCTCCGTTTGCCTGTCTCACTATGCGGCCAGCTACTTAAAGACTCGTTACCAGCTACATTCTTTCGAATCAGTTTTAGACGATCCTAGTTTCCGTAAGCTGCGAACATGCGCGCGCCATCGGGCGAAAGGGTTTCAGCGAGAAGTGGGTGATCCGCGCTCCACTCCGCGAGGATGCGAGCCGCGTGTTTCGGCGAGCGGAGAGTCGAATAGAAGTGGCTGATCGGCTCGCGTGCTTTTGTAATTTCCCAAAGGATCATTGCTGCGCGCTCCATTTAGATCGCCGCGACAATGCGGCCGTTATATCCCGTGCCCGTGCGCACGATGCGCGCTAGGACCGTCGCGGCCGTCACGCGATTGTCGAAGCCTTGGACGACATCGGCGCCCGTGCTGGCGCAGGTAAAGCGGACTTCGAAGGGTGCAACCGGAGCGCGGCGACCGAAGGCGGGAAGGGAGAAGGTTTTCATCGGCTAGTTTCCTTGGCTGTCTCTGAAAAGAAAACTAGCTTGAAAGCTACCAGGACTCAAGCGTGGAATCATCGAGTCTCAAAGAAACTGACTCAATTGTAGCTTTCCTAGACTGTCAAAGACAGAGAGGGCAAACGCCGCGCCTGTCTCGCCGAATTTCTATTACTGTCTTTTCCTGACAACAGGGGAAAAGCCTTTAAAAGGTTTCTGAAACCCCTGAAAGGGAAAAGGCAAAGAATACAAGGGCATAGACAGGCAATAGGCTGATTTCCGGCTGACGGGGGCGGTAAAAAGCCTTTCAGGGGTTTTGAATGGCTGACAAACCCGGAAACGGGGTTTTATGTCTTTGATTCTGTTAACGAATCCCTTTTCGGGGTTTTGTATATCCTATAGAAGGATTAAGACCGTTTTTTAGCAAACGGCCTAATCCCTTCTATAGTGGATCGTTTAAAAGGGACGATGGCGGATGAAAGTGACGGGGCGAGGGCAGAGAGTGCCTAGCCGGGTTTCTAGGGCTTCTGCGACCCTGCCGGCGCCGATCCTAGGGGAATAGGGCTTAGGGCGCGATTGCCCGGCTTTCTGTCACTCGGAACTCTGCCGGCTCCGCCAGCTTCCTACCAGCCCCTTACCGATCCTCCGCCAGGGAGGCGCCCAGCACTGAAGCCGTTAACCATGTTGCCCTAGCAGAAAGCGACACGCGCGGCGTGGCCTCTGACGCCCTTGGTTTAAATCTTCACCATGATCGCCCAGCACTGAAGCCGTTAACCATGTTGCCCTAGCAGAAAACGACAAGCGCGGCGCATGCCCGGCCTTCGATGGTTTCAATCTTCACCATCGTTGCCCAGCACCAAAGCCGTTAACCATGTTGGCCTAGGAGAAAACGACAACGCCGCCGCGCACCCGCCGCGCACCCCGCCGCGCATGGTTTAAATCTTAACCATGATTGCAGCGCTTTGCTCGCGCGCGCTCGTCATGGCCTTGCCTGCCGGGCTGGCATGCTTTCGATTTTAACCATGACCCGGCACATCGCCGACGCTGGCGTCATGCCAAGCAATCCTTGCCTTGGAATGCTATGGTTAAGACTCTAATCATTCATGCCTTGCGATGCGACGTGCGAGCGCGCGGTCCGATGGTGAAGATTTTAACCATAGCATGACGGGCATGGCTTGCGCTCGCATCGCTTCACCTTGCGCGCGGCAGGCATCGATCGCGTTAACCTTAACATCTTCACCATGCCGTGCTGCGCTCGCGCGTCGCGCTTCGTTAACCTTAATGCCTTAACCTTAATGCGTCGTTCACCTTAATGCGTTGTTAAGGTTAATGGCCCGTTAACCTTAACAAGTTAACCATGTTATCGTTAATACCCCCCGTTAACCCTTTTCAAAAGCAGGGGGCACGTCGAACTCCCCAACGCTAGAGCCGTTTAAGTTTTGGTATGACCCTGGACATAGACGGAAATAGACAGCCGAGGAAGGATTGCATGAATTTTCAATGGGGCGGCCGGCATGGTTAAAATCTTCACCATGGAGTTCCTGCTCAGAAATTTGGTTTGAAAATTTTTTGGATCGCCGCGCCGCGGATCGAGCTTCAAGCCCAGGCACGCACAAGAGCACATTGGCTTCTTCGTGCTACCGATCCAGCGGATATGACGCACACGTAAGCCATCGACGACCTCGGTACTGCCGAGACCGTGGTCGGAATCCCGGCCGCGAGCACAGCGTCGGTACTGCCGACACCGCGGCAATCCGGTCCCCGCCGCCAGACTCGGACGCCGCGTGGCGTCTTGACAGCAGGGGAAAAATTTTCGCGCGACGAACGCGACACGCGAGAGGGTCCATACTAGGCTGGGCTTTGCGTCAGTAGGAGAGCAGCGTGATCCTCGTAATTCGGAGCGTCGTGATGCAAGACGCAGAAGTCCTATGGCTGTGGAGGAACGACGTCGAGACACGGGTGAACTCTCGATCGAGCGAGCCCGTGCCCTGGTCGGATCATGTCGCATGGTTAACGCGGCGTCTCGATCGAGCAGACCCTGCCCTCTTCATCGCCGAGCATGAAGGGCTCGCAGTCGCGACGTTCCGCGTCGATGATGACGGCGAACTGTCGTACACGGTCGCACCGGAGCATCGCGGGCGCGGCATCGCGTCGGCACTGCTGGTCCTCGTCGCCGAGCGCTTCGGCTCGCTGCGGGCAGAGATCAAGCACGACAACCTCGCCTCGATCCGCGCGGCCGAGAAGGCCGGACACCACGTCGTCCTGATCTAGCTAAGCATCAAAAGGGCGATCGGATTGGGCTCGCGACGGGTAAACCCGCTGCGGGAATATAGAACGGCAGCTACATTCTTGTATTGACAGAGGCGGCATCGTAGATCAATGTAGCTGTCGAGCTATATTGGATCGCGCCCGATGATCTATCTCTCCTGTGATTGCCGCTTGCGCCTGCTGCCGAGCTTCCATCGGTACTTCGTGCAGGACACGGAGGGCCGAGAGACCGAGCACCGCATGTGGAATGCGACGTGGCTCACGTTCATGGTCGCGCACACGAGCAAAGACCTGTCCGAACGGATGATCTCGCTGCTGCGCAAGAGCGCGAAAGAGGTCGTCACCCTCGATAACCTCAAAGGCAAGATCGCCGCGGCTGTTGAGCGGCGCGTCAATCGACGGATGAGCGACTACGACGCGCAACGACTGTACGACCGCAAAGAAAACTCCGACCTCCGCGCGCAGAACAACAAGCTCTACCAAGAGAACTGCGAGATGCGCTCGGCGATCCGCACGTTCAACAAAGTCGTGCAGCTATGAGCGAGCGGTCATGACGACGAGCATTGACGGCCCCGAGTGCAAGCACGGTCACTGCTACTTCGATCCGACGCCGTGCGCGGAGTGCAAGGACGAGCAGCGTCTCAGCCGCGAAGAGAAGGACGCCATGCAGGACGCGGTTGTGCGGCGCATGACGGACGCCCAGCCGCAGAGCCAGCGCGAAAAGCTGCTCGATCGTCTCTTCGGCAACCCGAACGTGAAGGTCGTCAACTTCAAGATCGACCGCGGCGAACGCCCGGCCAGCGCAGAAGAGATTTGCCGCCAGATCAACGGCGCGCTCGATCAGGTCGAGAGCGGTGAGATCGTCCCGACCGACGACTTTCCGGAAGACGACGAAGCCACCATCGACGTGAGGGAAATCCCATGACCGAGAACAAATGCGTCTACGCGTACACGAACCCGTCGCACCCGCGCATGGGCTACGTCGGCTTCATCAACGTCAGCACGAACGCCAAGGGTGAGTTCGTCGTCAACGCGCGCACGGAAGGCCCCGGCGACCAGGGCTCCATGGTGCTGTCGCAGAACCACGCCGAGATGATGGCGCAGGCCATTCTCAAACAGATAGCCGATCAACGAGTGGCATCGCAGGATCAACGAGCGACATCGCAGGATCAGCACACGGCTGCGGTAGCCGAGGCTGAGCGCGCCGATGATGCCGCGACGGGCATGACGGTCGAGAGCGCCGCCAAGATCATCGCCGGGCACTACGGGGCCGACTACATCGTTACGACTCTCGACGTTGACGAGCCCGGCTTACCGGCGATCGTGTCGGCCGCGAAAGGGTTCGTCCGCAACTACTGCGATCAAGAGAGCTTCACCGCGTACCAATGCTACCTGAACCCACCGAGGGCGTGCGAAGTGCATGGATGGTGCCCTTGGGATGATCGCTGCAAGCTCGGATGCAGCGCGCGCCGTACACTTCGCACACCGATCGGGGCGAATGCCGGCGGCGGTCCTGGGTCGTGACGCGCATCATCTTAGCGTGTGACTGGCCTGCCATCGTCGCCGCCGGGCTCTCGGTCTGCCTAGTCGGATACTTCGCAGCGGCGTCAGTTGGGTTCACACATGCGACGGGGCGTCCCGCGCCGGCAGAGCCCCTGCCCTACTGCATTCAGACAAGCATCGGCGTCGATGACGACGGTGGCATAGTGGTCTCGCACTACTTCGACATCTGCCGGAACGACGAAGACAAGCGGAGGCCGGCATGAGCAAGACTCGAGACGACTTCACTATCGTCCTCCTGATCATCGTCGCGCTGGGCGTCGGCGGCGCGGTCTCGGGATGGGCGAAGCGGCTGCCGTCACCGCCGCACCAGGATGACTACCGAGCGCTCTTCGTGCCGCATGTCGTGCAGCGGTGAAGCTAACGTCATGACCTTTCTCAAAGACATCAAGCAGCGTTGGCAGATCGCGGTGGACGGCAAGCCGGTCAGCCCGGTCTTCCCTTCATGGGACGAGGCTGCGAAGTGGGTTGTCGGCCGAGGGCTCGGCACGCTCGAACCGTTGGCGGCATTGGGATCGAAGAGCGTCGTGCTCGTTCACAAGAAGCCGTTCGAGACGTGGATGGACCATGACATCGCAGCGTTCGAGCTTAGCGAGATCGTCTGATCGGCGTTCCGCCAAGCTGACGGCAGAACGTATCGTACTGATATATTTCCTACGTAGTCTCACGCACTTGAGCCGCAGGAAAAAGACTCGTTAACTAGTTAGGCGGATTGACGACTTCTTTTAGACTAGCTATTGTTTGTTTTGAAAAGAGTCGTCAGTCTTTTTTGGAACGGCCAAATGGTGGGGCGCAGTATGAGAGTCGTCGGGTTCCCGCAGACGTGCAAGTCTCACCATCAAGGGTACGCTCATGCCGCGCTGACGAGTATCCTGTGATGCAAACAGTGATCGCGTATCCCCCGAACTTCGAGGCGATCGTCGCGGCCTTTCCGAACGCAACACAGCGCGGCGTACTATTCGCCTACGGATCGCGCATCTTTAATCCATCCGGCGTAGACATCCCGCCGCAGTTTCTCGCGCACGAGAGCGTGCATGAGCAGCAGCATTCGGATATCGGCGGTCCCGAGGGATGGTGGGATCGCTACATTGATGATGTGGAATTTCGCGCGTCGCAGGAAGTGCCCGCACATGCGCGGGAGTACCGTGTCTACTGCGATATCGAGCGAGATCGGAACCGTCGCGCGAAGGCATTACATGCGATTGCCGTGCGGCTATCAGGGCCGCTCTACGGGAAAGTCATGACCTTCGGCGAGGCTCGATCCAAATTGTTGATGGGTGCATAAGAAAATGCGGCCCCGTCAACCTTCTGTTAACGATTTGGGTATCACCCTCCTCCATAGAAAGGCTGAAGACGGGGTTAACCGGCCAGCCAGTCAGAGAGGAAGGTCAGTGATGACGATCGGCGAGCGAGAAATCGACGGTCTCTTTCACGGGCGGAGGCTCAAGAGCCTTTTTGAACTCCTCGACCATGATTCCGATCTGCTGCTTGAGGGCAGCCTCGATATGTTCGACGTCATCCATAGACCAGTCGTACGCGCCGCGCGCGAGATTGCCGATCAAGCGGATGCCATCGAGCGCGCTAAGGGTGCGCCCGTTACCAATGCGCAAAAACGCTTGACGTCGGGTTTCGTTCGGCGGAGGCGGCTTGCGACCGCGCTTTCCCTTTGCGGGAGTGGGATTAGAGGCTTTGGCCTTTCGTGCTGACATATGTGCTTGCTCCTTCATCTCAGACCGTTGTTGAACAGCTACTTCCATTTGGACGACCTCATTATTAAAACCGTCCTCATCCATATAAACCAAGGACGGAAAAGACACAAGGGGAAACATTGTGTCATATTCGTGGATTTTCATGCCCTTTTTAATTGAAAGCACCTTCTACATTCGTTAGTGTTTACTCCTGCGCGAAAAAGAATGACAAGGCTCGTATAAAGCCGAGAGCTAAGGACAAGGCTGTTAAAAAAAAAGCCGAGAGCTACAGACGAGGCTAATGGGTGTTAAAGGAGACCTTTTTTGTGACCAAGAACAAACTTATCGTCGTTCGTAAAATGCCGGGGCTCAGCATCAAGGTCGTAGCAGAGCGATGTGACCGGCTCGAAGTCTGGATATGCAACTGCTACGTTAACGATGAACCTTTCGATCAGCGGCAAAGCGACGACGCATGGGCGACGGCACAGAGCATGATCATGGACGCGACCATCGAGCACGGAGAAGCGGTGGTGGAGTGTGAAGACGCGCCCCGGCTGAACATCGCGACCATTCTCACGGCTATCGCTACGAGTATAGCTGTCCCAGGGCTGATGCTGGCGGCCCACTTCGCAGGCGTCGTCAACTTCTCCACGTCGCTTGTTGTCTGAAACGCTTTGAATGTAGCTTGACTGCTACATTCATTGCTTCGATAGTAACTCTTGTCCGCAGTACGCGGGAGCCGGCGGGGATATGAGAGCGAATGCAGCCTCTCGCCGGCTCGTGTATCAGGAGATCGAGCATGTCGCCTATGCAGCTTGTCGCCGAAGCCGACAAAGTGCTCGATCAGCACCCGACGAAGAACGCAGTCCAAGAATGGTTGATGATCGCGAGCAAGACCGGCGAGGCTTTCAAGGGCCTCGCCGACATGGTTCGCATGCGCGCGATGATCAGGGGCATCCTGTGACCATCGCTTCGAAGGGGCAAGCGCCGCGGGGCCGCGGTGCGCAGGAGAACGGTCGCTTCGTCGAGGTCAACGGCACGCTGATCGAGCGCGACGCTGGCGTTTCGATGGCCCAGCGATTTGTGCCCATCGGCAACACGGGCCGCGCTTCTCGCGAGGTCAAAGGCGCCCTTCCCGATCACACCAGAGCCGTCATAGTTTAAAATAGCTGATTGACAGCTTTAAGTAGCTGCCATATGGTGCGAGTCCATCGTCATCTCACCTGGGGCTGCTGCCGTGCGTGAGGCTGGATGTGGCCTCCTTTTTCTCTTCTCAGGTGGGCTCATCCCAAGCGGGACGCGATGGACATTGAGCCGGCTTACCAGGAGCTTCCACCATGCAAGACTATATCGTTCTCGGGCTGATCGTCTTGATGTTCGTGCTCGGCGTCATCGCAGGCGTTGCGCTCGATCATTGGGCCAAGCGCACCGGCAGCGTAGCGAACACCGTCGTCACGGATGCGGAAAGCGCGGGATCGCGGTTTGTGTCCGAAGCGACGCACATCGCCACGTTGGCGTCCGTCATCAAGGCCCTCATTCCGGCGTCGCTCACCAGCGGCGTTGCGACTGCGGCGGCGGCGGTGGTCGCTCCGGTGGTCGCTCCGGCGGTCCCCAAAGCTTAACGGCGACGAGGGGGAGCGCGGGCGATGACGGGTCTATCCGATTACTCCGCGGAAGCGCAGCTTAACTGGCTGACGGGAAAGCTGGCGGTGCCAGCCTTGCCGACAGTTTACCTCGCGCTCTTCACCGCCGCCGGCACCGACGACGGCTCCGGTTTCACCGAGCCAGCGGGTGCGAGCTACGCGCGCGTAGCAACGAGCCCAGCAGACTGGTCCGCGGCGAGCGGCACCGGGCCTTCCGGCAATCAGAACGGCGGCGCGTTCGTCTTCCCCACTCCGACCGAGGATTGGGGCTCAGTGCTCGCCTTCGGCTTGTATGACCAACAGGTCGGCGGGAACCTCCTCTTCTCGTCGTTCCTCGGCGGCTTCCGCTGGCAGCCCGCATATGTCGCGCAGGGGACGCCCGGCACGTTCAACGTGAGCGCGCACGGCTTCATCATCGGCGACAAGCTCATCTTCTCCACGGAAATTTGCGGGCACGCGCCGGCACTGAGCCAAAGCAATCTGAACGGGCTGCTGACCGTGGCGCACGCGCCAACGGCCGACACCTTCGACGTCACGAGCGGCGGTGGCGTTGTGAACGTCAGCGCGAGCGGCGGCGGCACGGTGCTGAAGGTCGCGGTCCAGAGTGTCCTCGCAGGAATCACCGTCAGCTTCGCTGCTGGCAACCTCACGCTGCTGGCAGCGTAACGAAAGGGAGTACGGACCATGAGTGGTGAAAAAGGCAACACGCTTTCGGCCTCGCTGCTGAAGCTGATTTTTCAAGCTGTGGCGATTGCGAACATCGCGGACAACGCGGCAACGAGTCCGCTGACGAACCTGTGGGTGAGCTTGCACACCGCCGATCCGGGTGCCAGCGGCAGCCAGACCACGAGCGAAGCTGCGTACACCAGCTACGCGCGGCAGAGCGTTGCGCGCTCGTCGAGTGGATGGGCGATCTCGGGCGAGACGATCACGCCTGTCGCGAACATCACCTTCCCGGCAGCGACCGGCGGCGCCGAGACCGAGAGCTTCTTCGCGATCGGCACAGCATCGAGCGGCGCGGGCGAAATCCTATACGCCGGCCCGATCTCGCCGACCATCGTCGTCGCCTCCGGCGTGACTCCGGTCCTGACGACCGCGAGCACCGTGACGGAAGGCTAACTTTATCGGTCCTGCCGCATAACGCTGAACGGCGACAAGCTTTTCGTCGTCGTTCGGCGGCGGGGAGCAGCAAATGACCCTCGGCGTATCGTGGTCCAATCAGACGTCGCCGAACACGAATACGTGGCGGTCGATCGTCTACGCCGATTCGCTCGGTATCTTCTTGGCTGTCGCGGACGGCGGCGGTGCCGGCAAGTGTATGACCTCGCCGGACGGGCTCACCTGGACGGCGCGCACGATATCATCCGACAATTGGGGCGACGTTGCCTGGATTCCCGATATCGGGCTCTTCGTCGCTGTCGGCAATCCGCAGTCGAACACGGCGGTATCGACTTCGCCGGACGGCACGACCTGGACCGTTCGCTCGGGCGCAACCGGCGCGAACGCCTCGTGTATCGCTTGGGCGCACTCACTCGGATACATGATCGTCCCGATCCGTGGTGACGCGACGCACGTTTGGAAGTCGGTAGACGGTATCAACTGGACCAAGCCGGCAATCACCGGCACGTTCACATCGACGGCCCAGCGCATCATCTGGGACGCAGGGCGCTCGCAGTTCGTCGCGGTCAGTGATGGCGGCGTCAGCGCGACGACCGGCGTATTCACGTCGCCGGATGGCATCGCGTGGACGCCGCGGACGACGCCGGCAACATACCAACTGTTTGCGATAGCGATGAACCCGGCGGGCGATTACGTCGCGACGGCGCTCACCGGCACCGGCCGTGCTCTGAAGTCCACCGATGGCGGCGTGACGTGGGCGTCGCATACGACGGCTGACGAAACGGCCGAGTGGGAAGGCGTCTGCTGGGATGCCACTGACGGAGTGTGGATTGCCGTCGCCGTTGTCGCTGCGAGCGCGGCCAAGTCGATCATGACGTCGCCGGACGGTGTGACGTGGACTTCGGTTGGAAGCGTTCCAGTGAACGTCAACTGGCGCGGTGTCGTTTACTCCGCGGCGAAGAACATGGCTGTCGCGGTCGCCGAAAGCGGCACTGCGGCCCAGCGCATTGCGACCAGCACGAGCGTCACAGGGGGATCGGTCGGCTCCGTGAGCGCAGCCGCGACGGTGACAGGCCACGGCAACGCGGTGAAGAAGTCGGTCGTCGCCGCGGCGGGGCAGGCGACGGTCGCGGGGCATAGCGGCGCAACCAAACAAGCGGTCGGCAGTGCATCGGGGCATGCGACGGCCACGGGTATCAGCAACATCGTGCACACGGGCGCGGGCCAAGTGCTGCGCCAGCCAACGGTGCAAGGCGTCAGCGCGGCGACAAAGGATTCGGTTTTCACGATCAACGGGCACGCAACGGCTCACGGTGCCGGCTTCGCGACCGAAACGGTGCAATCGGTCGGCACGGTGGCGGGACGCGCGGCAGTCAGCGGCAAGTCGAACAACGACAAGGACGCAGTAGGCGCGGCGGCAGGCCACGCGACGGTGCTGGGCGTCGGATCATCGGTGATCCATCTGAAGGGCGCCGGCCAGTTGTTCGTCCTCGGCTACGCGCAGGCGTCGTACGACATCTTCCTTCGTGCGGTCGGTCTATCGCTCGTCGCTGGCGATGAGAAGCGCGTCGCCAACGCGAGGGGCATCCCGCTCGTCAGCCTGAAGGCGCAACAGTCAAAGACGTCGCTGAAGGCGAACGTGCAGGAGTAATCGCCATGGCCATGCTCAATCAAAATTTCACGATCTTCCAGGGCGACAACAACGTCCTCGTCGAGTTCACGGTGCTGGATGACACGGGAGCAACAGTCGATGTGTCGCTCGCGTCGTTCCAGTGGGCGTTCGCGCGCTCGGCGAAGAGCCGGCCGCTTATCGAGAAGAGTACGTCGGACGACATCGCTCTGTCCGATCCGCAGAATGGCCTCATCCAGATCGCGATGCACGCCGCCGACACGCAGAGCCTCCCGGCCGGCAGCTTTTACCACGAGCTTGTGATGTCGATCGGCGCGAAAACCGAGACAGTCGCGATCGGAACGATGACGCTCCTCGCATCGACGATCAAATAAGAAAAAGGGTACGGCGATGGTGAAGGTAGACCTGGATAAGCCCGGTGCGATCTTGGAGCGTCGGGTTGTGGCAGAGGGCGTGGAGGGCAAAGCCGAGTGGCATCGCGTCCGCTTCGAGGATGGAATCACCGATCGCTGGCGCCCCTGGTTCACGAGCTACGTGCCGAACAAGCCGAGCTACGAGCCGGTGTTCCTTCCGCTCCCCGGATCGCAGTGGCTCTTCCTTGAATGCCCGATATTCGAGTGCCTGTTCGAGGGGACTCGCGGACCCGGCAAAACGATATCGCTCATCCAAGACTTCGTGAAGGATGTCGGCAAGGGCTACGGGTCAGCATGGCGCGGCATCCTCTTCCGTCGCGAGTACAAAGACCTCGACGACGTGGTGAAGAAGATCAAGGACGTGCTGCCGAAGATGTTCAACCAGGACGGCAAAGAGCACGTTCGGTTTCTGCAAAGCAAATCGGAGTACATGGCCATCTGGGACAGCGGCGAAGCGCTGCTGCTGCGCCATCTCGAAACCGAATCCGATTACGACAACTATCACGGCCATGAGTACCCCTGGCTCGGCTTCGAAGAGTTGACCCAATGGGAGGACAACGCGGCGTACCTGAAGATGCAGTCGTGCTGCCGGTCGTCGAAGCCCGGTCTGCCGTGCCGCGTGCGAGCGACCACTAACCCATATGGCCCCGGCCATAATTGGGTGAAGAAGCGGTTCCACTTGCCCGAGATGCGGGGTCAGGTCGTCCACGATCCGAACGGCATGAAGCGCGTCGCGATCCACGGCACCATGTACGAGAACTTCCTGCTGCTGCATGCGACGCCAATGTACGCAGCGCAGATCATGCAATCGACGAAGAACCCTGCCGAAGCGAAGGCGTGGCTCGAAGGCGATTGGAACGTCACGTCGGGCGGCATGATCGATGACCTCTGGCGTGCTGAGATTCATATCGTGCCGAACTTCCGCATCGGATTGATCCCGCGCGGATGGACGATCACGCGCGCGTACGATCACGGACAGTCGCATCCCTTCGCGTGCGGATGGTGGCTCGAAAGCAACGGCGAGCCCGTTATCATGAACGACCGGCTCACGGGCAGTCAGCACGTCCTCGGGCCGGTGCGCGGCGACCTCATTCTATGGATGGAATGGTACGGCACGAGCGGCGAGCCCAATACGGGCATCCGGCTTATGACGTCGAAGATTGCGCAGGGCATCATCGATCGCGAACGAGACGAAGGCATCGCCGGCTACGTGGCGGCGGGACCGGCCGATACGGAAATTTTCAACAAGCTGTCGGATCGCAACAGCCGATCGCCGGCCGACGACTTCAGCGACAAGGGGATCGAGTGGGAACGCGCGGACAAATCGCCGGGCTCGCGCAAGCGTGGATGGGAGATTCTGCGCACGAAGCTTCAGGGCTCGCTTCCGAGCGCAGACGGATACCGCGAGCAGCCGGGCATTTTTGTCTGCGCTCGCTGCCGGCACTGGATCGACCTCGTGCCGCCCATGCCTCGCGATATCAACGACATGGACGACGTGCCGGAGAAATACGAGGACCATTCGGCGGATATGACCCGATATCGGCTCAGTCGGGGCGGCCCGTCCGGCATGTTCCGGCGCTCCTTTTGAACCCCTTCTAGGATTGACGTTGCCCAGCTACTTAATGTAGTCTCCAAGCAGCTTTCGCCGAGGACCAATGGCCAAGAAGCCCGCCCAACAGAAAGACGACCCGACTCTCGATCCGTCCACGGAGAGCATGGCCTATGTGGCTATGGCTCCGAAGTGGGCGATGATCTCGACGGTGCTCGGCGGTACGTCGGCTATGCGCGAGGCGGGCGAAGACTACCTGCCGCAGCATCCCCAGGAGGGCGAAGGGAACTATCAGGAGCGGTTGACCCGCTGCACGCTCTACAACATGACCGAACTCACGCTGAACTCGCTCGTCGGCAAGCCCTTCAGCGAGCCGCTTCGGCTGAAGGACGACGTGCCGCAGCAGATCGTGGATATCGCCGGCAACATCGACCTTCAAGGCAATGACGTTTCGGTCTTCGCGAGGCATTGGTTCAGTGAGTCGATCGCGAAGGCGTTCTGCCATGTCTTGATCGACATGCCGCAGCTATCGCCGGAGGAAGCCGCGGGCCGCACGCGCGCGGACGACCTCGTGGACAACCGGCGCCCCTATTGGTGCCTGGTCTGCCCCGACGACTTGATCTTCGCCTCGTCCGAGGTCATCGGCGGTATCGAGGTACTGACTCATGTTCGCATCCGCGAGCAGTATGTCGAGCGCGTCGGCTTCGCTGAAGTCGTTCATCATCGCATTCGCATTTTGGAGCCCGGCCACTTCCAGGTCTGGGAGCTTCAGCAGGTTGATAATCGCAAAGAGCCGGAATGGGTGCCCATCCAGGAAGGCGAGACGGGCATCTCCTTCATTCCGATGGTGACGTTCTACGCGCATCGAGACGGCTTCATGACCGGCAAGCCGCCGCTCGAAGACCTCGCCTACCTCAACGTGCGGCACTGGCAGTCCACTTCGGACCAGATCAACGTGCTCACCGTCGCGCGGTTTCCGATGCTGGCTGTAGCCGGCGCGACCGAGCAGACCGGGAACACGATGGCCATCGGCCCGCGCCAACTTCTCGGCACGAAAGACCCGAACGGGAAGTACTACTACGTCGAGCACACGGGCAAGTCGATCGACGCGGGTCAGAAAGACCTCGAAGACATCGAACAGAAGATGGCCTCCTATGGTGCTCAGTTCCTACGTCGCGCGCCCGGCGCCCAGACTGCGACGGCGCGCGCCCTCGACACCGCTGAGTCGATGAGCCCGCTCCAAGATATGTCTGTCCGCTTCGTGGGCGTCATCAAGGAAGCGCTGCGCCTTACCGCGCTGTGGATGGGCCTTGACGATGGCGGCAGCGTAGAGTTGGCCGTTGACTTCGGCCCGAGCGAGACCGATCAGGCTGTATTGCAGGCACTCGTTGCGGCACGCGCCAGCGGCGATCTCTCGCGCGAAGACTTCTTGGAGCGCTTGAAGCAACTCGACATCCTGAGCGAAGAGTTCGATCCGAAGGTCAACCTGCTGCGCCTCTATTGGGAAGCGACGGCGGCCGGCATCGACCCAGAAGATATCAATCCCGAGGACATCCTGTCGCTCGGCAAGCCATCGGCCAAGCTCCTGGCGCCTCCCCCTCCGCCTCCTCCGGCTGATCCTGCGCCTGTTCCAGGCAAGGGTGCCAAGGACAAAACGGGTGACGGCCAGGGCGACGGCGGCGCTGCGGAATGAGGAAGCTATACCATGTCAGATGTTCCGAAGCGCATCGTCTACAGCTACCGCGGTTTCGAGGTAAAGGTTCTCGAACCGAAAGAGCTTGAAGTAGAATACGGCCGGTACGGCGGTTTCGACGGCAAGCACACGCTGTTCCTGACGACGACGGATGTCCCGGCATGGGACCAAGCCGACACGCTCATCCATGAGTACCTTCACGGCGTAGCCTCCACACTGGGACTGTTCAAAAACATGAATCATGAGATGCACCACGAAGAGCGCATCGTCCACGCGTTCTCGACCGCGATCTCGGAACTCATTCACCGCAATCCCGACGTCCTGACGTGGCTGACAGAGAAATTGGGGACTGATCGTGGGTGAAGTGGTTGAGCTTGATACCGACCGCACCTTTCTTGTGAAGAGACTCCAGGGGCTCCTCGAAAGTGCGAAAACGGGAGAGCTACAGGTGCTCATCGCGGCGACGGTGTACGACAACGGCAAAGTCGGCTTCGTGCATAGCGGCGCGCTCTCGTCGAGCGGCGATTCGATCACGGCGTATGCGTCGATCGTCGGCATGGTCAGCGCGCTACACCATGACGTGACTCAGACGCTGCATGGGATGCTCGAAAGCGAAGAAGACGATGAGTGACGATAAGAAGGAGAGCATCCAGCAGGTAAACGCCGCGAAGAAGCGCCGGAAGTTCTTGGACACGCTCGCGCAGACGGGCAAGGTCGCCTTCTCTGCGCGCGCCGCCGGGTACAAGGATTCGATGCAGCTTTATCACTATCGTCGAGATCACGAGGATTTCGCGAAGGAATGGGGCGACGCTGAGACCGTGGCGGCTGAACTGCTGATAGACGAGGCGACGCGCCGCGCCGTCGAGGGTGTCGATAAGCCGATCGTCTACAAGGGCGAGGTCGTAGGCTACGAGAAGGAATACAGCGATCAGCTTTTGATGTGCTTGCTGCGCGCGAAGCGGCCGGATCAGTTCGGCAATAACGTCCAGGTGAGCGGTGCGATCAGCCACGCGATCGGCGTTGCGATCCTGCCGATGCGGGCTGCATCGATTGAAGAATGGGAGCGCGCCGCGCTCGATGTCAGCGTTAACCAGAGGCTCCTCACGCCGCCCAAGGACGTGACGCCGGTAGCCACGGCTACACCGGAGCTAGTCCGCCGGTAGCTACTCTCCTAGGTTGACAAGCTACTTAATATAGATGAGTATGGTTAACTTGACCCTTGGAGGCTTGCCATGTCCGTTCTCAAGCATACCGCTCGCAAGGCGCTGAAGCCCTCGGACTTCGCGCTGCCTCCTAACGGATATCCGATCGAGGATATGTCGCACGCCCGGAACGCCGATGCGCGGGCCGCTCAGGAATACAAGGCCGGCAAGCTCTCGAAGAAGGATGAGCAGACCGTCTTCAGCAAGGTTCACAGCCGATATCCGTCCATCCGGCAGAACGGCCCGATGGCGTAACGAGTTCGCAACCGAGGTCGCAGGGAATCAACCCAGCGGCCTCTTCCAATCGGAGATGATGATGTGGAATTTCAAGAAGAATGCTGTCGTGACCGACTTAGAATCGGTGCCCGAGCAGTACCGTGGTCTCTATGTCGAGGGCACGGGCGAGAACGCCGGCAAGTTCGTGGTCAGCCCGGTCGTGGTGCAGCTTGCCAACGACTACGACGGCGTGAACACCGCGCTCGCGGATGAGCGCAACAAATCGAAGAACAAGAACACGGAAGCGGCGACGTTCCGCACGCAACTCACGAAGTTCCAGGAGCTTGCGCAGTCGCTCGGCCTCACGGTCGAGGAAGGCGCCGATCTGGCCGAGATTCTGAAAGGCCACGTCGATGGCCTGAGCGATCAGGTCAAGGGCGGCAAAGAGGCCAAGATCAATCTCGACAAGGTGAACGCCGAGTGGACCAAGAAGCTCGGCACCGCGGTCGATAGCGAGAAGGGCAAGACCTCGAAGATGCAGAACTCCCTCGAACGGCATCTGATCGGTCAGGCCGCGACCGCCGCGCTGGCGTCTGCCGGTGGCAGCACCGAGCTTCTGCTGCCGCATGTTCGGACGAGCGTGAAGGTCGTGCAGGACGGTGAGGACTTTGTTGCTCGGGTCGTCGATGGCCAGGGCGACATCCGTACCAACGGCGCGGGCCAGCCGATGTCGGTCGCCGAACTCGTTGCCGAGATGAAGACGCAGGCGTCGTTTGCGCCGGCATTCAAATCCGAAGTCAAGGGCGGCTCCGGCAAGCAGCCGGGCACCGAGCGTCCGGCGTTGAAGCTCGGCCAGGGCGAAGCGAAGACGGCCAACGACAAGATCGCGGCGGGTCTCGCGGCTCGCGGCGTCAAAGAATAAAGACAGCTTCAGACGGGATAAGGGAGAGCGGCGTCAGGCAGCTACATTCTTCTGCTTGACAGCTACTCTCTCTTATGGTTAATATCGTAAAGTAGCTGGCGTGCTCCGTGCCGTGCGTGAGGCTGGATCGGACACGAGGACGAGATCGCTGCTGCGCCGGTTGAGCCGGACAGCGCGGGCCGACCTCAGAGCCGACGTCCCAACGCAACACGATTTCATGGAGCGCCATCATGGCTTCAGTAACTCTCGCCGAGTCGTCCAAACTGTCTCAGGACCAGTTGGTCCAGGGCGTCATCGAGAACATCATCACGGTCGATCGTTTCTTCGACGTGCTGCCGTTCGACGGTATTTCGGGCAATGCTCTCGCGTACGATCGCGAAAACACGCTGGCCACTGTCGCGACGACCGGCGTCGGCGATGCGGACGGCGCGATTGGTCCGACCGCTTCGGGCACCAATTCGACCGAGCGCTTGGCCGCGAAGAGTGCCGCGACCTTCACGCAGGTCACTTCGACCCTGACGACCATCATGGGCGATGCCGAGGTCAACGGCCTCATCCAGGCGACCCGTTCGAACCAGAACAACCAGACGTCGGTGCAGATCGCGTCGAAGTCGAAGGCGGCCGGTCGCAAGTTCCGCGACATGCTGATCAACGGCGACGGCACCAACTTCACCTTCGCGGGCTTGCTCGCGCTCTGCGGCTCCGATCAGGTCGTGCTGGCCGGCGGCACCCTGGGCACGCAGGCGGCCCTCGCGTTCGAAGACATGGACGCTGTGATGGACCTCGTGGTCGATAAGGACGGTCAGGTCGATTACCTCGTGATGCACGCCCGCACGCTGCGCAGCTACAAAGCCCTGCTGCGCGCGCTCGGCGGCGCCAACATCGGCGAAGTGGTCCAGTTGCCGTCCGGTGCGGAAGTGCCCGCCTACAGCGGCGTGCCGATCTTCCGTAACGACTTCGTGCCGGTCAATCAGACGGTCTCGACCTCCACGGCCACCAGTGTCATCGCTGGCACGCTGGACGATGGCTCGCGCAAGCAGGGCATCGCCGGTCTGACAGCCGACAGCGCCGCGGGCCTCATGGTCGAAGACGTCGGCGTCTCGCAGACCAAGGACGAGCGCATCTGGCGTGTCAAATGGTACTGCGGCCTCGCCCTCTTCTCCGAAAAGGGCCTCGCGATGCTGACCCAGGTCAGCAACTAAAGCAGACAGGAGATGGGGCGGCTTCGGCCGCCCCTCTTACTTCCAAGACCCTGCATTAAAGTGGGGCTGTGGAGAGATAGATGGTAGATTTACAGCGCGTCGAACTCGTGCTCGTCGGGCCTTATGCCGGCAAGACGATCACCCTCAACGGACATCGCTACGTGGGCGGCATCGCCCGGATCGACGTTCGAGCGGAGCAGATTGAATTGCTTCTTCGGTCAGCGGCGCGCAGCTACAACGCGTACCCAGCAGGATCGGAAGCGCTGGCGCAGGCACAAGAGCGGAGCAGGGGCAATGGGCGCGCTGGTACTGACGAAGCGAAAGGGTCTGAAGATCGGCGACTACAGCCTGCTCTCGGCGAAGTTCGTCTCCGGCCCGAGCATCCCGCAGCCCAAGTACCAGACGTACACGGGCGCGGAGATGATGCAGATTCGCGAAGTGCCGTTTGGGATAGTGCCAATCGGGACCGATACGCGGACACCCGGATACCTCGGCAAGCGCACCACGGGGAACACGCGGAGCACCATTCGGCCGCAGGGCCGGAGGTAAACCTGAAGCTGCTGGCGTCCGTCAGGTCGCTCGATCACGACAACGATGAACTCTGGACCGCAGAGGGGCTGCCGAAGCTGAGCGCCGTCGAAGAAGCGTACGGCAGCGCCGGGCTCACGCGCGAGGACGTCGAGACGGTGGCGCCGGCATGGAGCCGCGAGAAGGCATCCGCGGCAGCGCTCGACGCCCTGTTCTGAGACACAGGCTTGCAAAAAAGCTGCTTGTGAGCTACTATCACTGTCTGACCAACCTTTTTCGACGGAGAGCCATATGACCGTTACCCCGAAGACCTATCTGTTCGAGCACACTGCCAACATGGGCGGCCATACGGTCGATGGTATCACCGCCATGATCGCCGTCGTCGATCACGCGATCGACACCACCGATGCGCTCAAAAAGGCGCGCGCTGTGACGCTCGCGAATACCGCCGGCCGCGCCGTGCCGGTCGGCTACTTCGACACGCTGAAGCTCCTGAACGCGGCGCCGGTTGCGAGCGAGTTCTGGATCGCGGTCGGCGACAATACCGTGCTCGGTCGCTTCCAGACCGACGAGACGATCGCGACCGTTGCGTCCGGTGTCGAGCAGGAAACGGCCGTCAACGACTAACGGTCAGCGCCCGCTCTCTTGGGAGACGGTGGGGTTCGCGCCTCACCGTCTTTTCTTTCGAAAGGTGCCTGAGCGATGGCCGCGACTTTCACGATCGAAGATGGGTCCGGCATCGCAAACGCGAATGCCTATTCGCCGGTCGTCTTCGTTGACGACTACCACGACTCCTGTGGCAACTCCGTCTGGCAGACGCTCGACGATAGCACGAAGACGACCTCGATCGTCCGCGCCACCTTCTACATCGACAAGCGGTTCGGCCGCAAATTCCGTGGGTACAAACAGAACATCCAGCAGCCGTTGCAGTGGCCGCGTCTCGACGCGTTCGACGACTCCGGCTTCATGTACGGCAATGACGGCAAGCTGCCGTTGCAACTCCTGAAGGCGTGCGCCGAGTACGCGCTACGCGCCGCGCTCTATATGACGCTGGCACCTGATCCGCTGCTGCCGGCTCCGGCGCAGGACCTCTCCGATGCCGCGGGTCCGCGCGCAACCGAAACAATCTCCGGCACCGTCACGCGCAAGCTGCAACGGGTCGGCCCGCTCGAAGAAGAGACTGCGTACGAGACCAACGCGATGTCGCTCTCGCGCCGGCAGGGCACCGAGGGCAACCGCGTCGTTCAATCCACGCTCGTCAACGACTTCAACATTCCCGAATATCCCGAGGCCGATATGTGGCTCGAAGAGCTTATTCGCACCGGCGGGGTTGCAGCGTCGCTGAGCCGAGGCGATTAAGCAATGGCCATAGATTACACCAAGTTCGCGACGCTGGCGCAGACGCTCATCAACGCGAATGGGCGCACGCTTACGATCTCGCTACGACCGCGCGCCGCCGCCGACGCGACGAAGCCGTGGGACGGCCCGAACGTCGCCGCCTCGACGAACATCAATGTGCTCGGCGTCTTCGATAAGACGGAGCAGACCGACAAGAAGGGCGATCTCGTGCGCGACGGCATCATGGTCGCATATGTCGCCGCGGCCGACACTGATCCCGCGCTCGTCGAGCAGTACGACATGCTCACGGACGGGACTGATACCTGGAAGATCGAGAGCGTGCAGATCATCGCGCCGGGCGCGACGCGCATCCTTTACGTCCTCACCTTGAAATCGTGAGCTATTGAACGATGCCCTATGCCTCAATCAATGCCGCCGAAGACGCGATCCTCACGCTGTTTAAGACGGCGTGGGATCAGGTCTCGCCTCCCGTGCCGGCAGTCTACGACAACGTAGCGCAGGAAGCCCCTCGCGCCGGCACCACATGGGTTCGGGTGCAGATCAAGCACAACCCCGGAGCCGGTGGCCAGACGACGATCGGCGGCGCCCCCGGAGCCAAGCGGTTCACCCGGTACGGGCACGTCGTCTGCGAGCTATTCGTGCCGACTGGCAAGGGCAAGTCCGCCTACACCAACCTCACCGATACGCTGCTTGCGATATTCGAAGGCAAAACGGCCAGTTTCGGCGGCGCGTTCTTCTACAACGTGCGCCCGAGCGAGGTCGGCCAGGACTGCGACTGGTTCCAGGTCAACGTCCTCGCAGAGTTCCAGTGGGACCAAATACGCTAATGTAGCTTCCCAGCTTGACTAACAGGCTGGATAGCTAGTAACTTACCCTAAGAAGCCCTGGCGCCCGCCTTTAGGCCGGCTTGCTATTGGAGATCGCAGATGACCGTTTTGAAAAAAATCGACTCCAACGTCACGGGGCTCAGCTACGCAGAGGAAGCCAGCCTGGGCGTCCTTCCTGGCAGTCCAGTTTGGGTTCCGATGGAGCCGAACACCTACTCCAATTTCGGCGGTCAGCTTACGACCGTCGCGCGCGAGCCGATCAACGCCGGCCGCCAGCGTCGCAAAGGCACCGTGGTCGATCTCTCGGCCGGTGGCTCGATCAACACCGATCTCACGCAAACCAATATCCAAGACCTGCTTCAGGGCTTCTTCTTCGCCGACCTCCGCAAGAAGTACGAGCACGCTGCGTCGGCCGTCACGACCGGCCCGAACCTGTACGATGTCGCTTCAACCGCGGGTGTCGTGGCCGGTTCGCTCCTGTTCGCGAGCGGCTTCACGAACGCGGCCAACAATGGTCTGCACACGGTCGCGAGCCTCGTCGCCAGTACCTCGGTCACGGTGACGGAAGCAACTGCGGCCGAGGGTTCGCCGCCGGCAACCAATTTGCTTGTGCGCGTCGGTCATGAAGGGGCTTCGGGCGACCTCACCATCGACGTGAGCGGCACGCTACCGGCGATGAAGAGCACGACGCTTGATTTCACCACGCTCGGGCTGGTTCCCGGTGAGTGGCTGTTCATCGGCGGTGACACGTCTGACACTCAGTTCCTCAACGCGGTAAATAGCGGCTTCGCGCGCATCCATTCGGTCGCGGCGCATCAGATCAACTTGGACAAGGTGCAGGACACCTTCGTCACCGATGCAGGCACCGCCAAGACCGTCCAGTTCTTCTTCGGTCGCGTGCTGAAGAACGAAGCCAACGATCCGACGCTGATCAAGCGCCGCACATATCACATCGAGCGCACGTTGGGCGTACCCGATGATGCGCTGCCGAGCGGCGTGCAGGCCGAGTACCTGATCGGCTCCGTGCCGAGCACCGCCAAGTTCAACTTCAAGACGGCGGCGAAGATCGACCTCGACTTGGATTTCGTCGGCACCGACAATACCCAGGTCTCGAACACCGATGGGTTGCTCGCGGGCGACCGCCCGGTGCTTGTCTCGGCAGACGCCTTCAACACGTCGAGCGACTTTGCCCGACTGAAGATGTCGGTCCTCGATCCGGCGTCGTCGAACCCCTCGCCGCTGTTCGCCTTCCTGAGCGACTTCACCGTGACGATCGACAACAAGCTCTCGCCGAACAAGGCGATCTCCGTGCTCGGCGCGTTCGAAGTCACCGCCGGCTTCTTCAACGTCGATGCGACGGCGACCGCCTACTTCAGCGAGGTTGCGGCGGTCCAGGCCGTGCGCGACAACGCCGACGTGACGATCGACTACGCGCTCGTGAAGAACGAGACCGTGGGTTTGGAGACCGTCGCGCAGGGCATCGTCATGGACATCCCGCTCGTCTCGCTCGGTGACGGCCGCTTGAACGTCGCGATCAATGCGCCGATCACGCTCGCGCTCACGATCCCGGCCGCTGGCGATCGGGTGTTCAATCACACGATGTTGATGTCGTTCTTCGATTATCTGCCGCAGGCGGCGTTGCCGGCGTGATCGGTGACGGCGGAAGCGTGATCTGAAATTCGGTCAAGGCCGGCTTCCGGTCTTAGGCCATAAAAAAGGGTGCCGGCTACGGCATGCACCCGCATAACCAGGAGACGGGATGATGATGAGCGATACGAAAGATGACGAGGTAGTGCGCCAGATCGAGCACGAAGACGTGCGTGCGGAAGTCGTCGAGGCGTTCCCGCCGAAGAAGTCGATCTACGACGTGTTCGGCACCGATACCGCGCGGGAGAAGAGCGGCGCGGTCTTCGAATATGGAGACATCAAAGTGCGTGTGGCGCGAGCCGGCGGCGCCAATGATCGCTTCACCCGCCTCACGATCCAGAAGATGCAGCCGTACCGCCGCATGCTTCAGGCACAGCAGAACAAGCTCGACGCCAACACGATCGCCCTCCTGCGGACGATTCAGACCGAGGTCTTCGCGGAGACTGTCGTGCTCGGATGGGACGGCATCGCCGATCGCGAAGGCAAAGACATCCCGTTCTCGAAGGTGAACTGTCTGCAACTGCTTCAGCAGCTTCCCGACTTCTTCGACCAGCTATCCGGCTTCGCTCAGGACATGAGCAACTTCCAGAGCAGCGTGGACGAAAGCGACGTAAAAAACTAACCGACGTCCTTCTCTACGACTTAGAGCAAGGACAGGTTGAAGAGATCATCGTCCGGCAGGCGGTGCGGAACAAGACGGCGGTCCCCGAAAAGGTCGCCAACGCACCGTCGCTCCTGCCTGGGCTGGATTTTTTCTACACGGCGTTCCTCCAACTCTGCACATGCAGGGCGATTGGCTTCAGTGTCGGGCCGATCCCCTGGACCGCAGTCAGCGAATACGCGCGCCGGCACCAATTGATCGACGATGACTTCGAGACCTTCGCGGTGGTGTTGAAACGCCTCGATAGCGTCTACCTCGATCACCAGGACAAGAAGCGGCAAAAAGACCAGAAGAAGTAGCTGGTAAACGGCTAGGCAGCCTGTTAATCTAGCTGTCCATCCACTTTATGTAGCTGCGGGAGGGAGTCATGGTTTCGATCGCGCTCTTCCCGCAACGCATGAACCTCCGGGCGTCCCAGGTGATAGCCGCGGCGACGCGCGCGGTCCAGGCGGCGGCCAAGGTCGCGGTGAAGACCGTTACCGAGACCACGCCGGCAGACACCGGGCAGGCACGCTCGAACTGGATCACGACTCGCGACATCAAGTTCACCGGCACGATCCCGGCGTACTCGCCCGGCAGCCATCTCGGCATCGGTGAAAGTGCGAATGCCGGCGCTGCGCAGGCGCAAGGCAACATCGCGATCGACAGCTTCAATGCGAAGTCGAACAAGAGCGTCATCATCCAGAACAACCTCCCGTACATCGAAGGGCTCAACGACGGCTCGGTCTCGCGCCAGTCGAGCCAGATGGTTCCGCGGGCTTTGCAGGCGGCCGTTGTCGCCGTGAAGGCCATCAAGATTTTCGGGGATTGATCATGGGCTACCCGCAAGCTTTTGCCCTTCTCGGCGCAAAAACGCAAACCTACATCGCGGCTGCGATGGTCTCGAAGCGTCTCGACACGCCGAACTCGCTTGTCTCGGCGGTCGTCGAAGGGCTCAGCAAGGCGACAATTGACGGGATGGACAGCGGCGCGCTGTGCAAGCGTATGCCGGGCCTCGACGTTGTGACGCCGGTTGCGATCGAAGCGCTGCTCGTCAGCGGCACCGTGCCGGCGACTGCCGACACGTTTGAAGCGGCGTTGCCGTAACCGCCATGGCAAGTGAACGCCTGGACATCATCATTAGCGCGGTCGGCGGCCAAGCCGCGGCGTCCGAGATCAGCAGCATCGGCGGTGCGGCTGAGAAGACGACCTCACTGCTCGGATTCCTGCGCGCGGCGCTCGTCGCTATTGCGGCAGTCGAGATCGTGACGCAGTTCACGGAGATGGCAGACGTCTTCACGAACGTCCAGAACCGTCTCGTGCTCGTCACCAACGGCGTGCAGCAGGCCAACAACGTCTTCAACGGCCTCTACGCGGTCGCGCAGCAGACGCGGCAGCCGCTCGAAGCGACGGCCGACGTGTTCACGCGCGTTGCCCGGTCGGCCGAGGGCCAGACGCTCACCTTTAACCAGTTGCTCGACGTGACGAAGGGCTTGAACGAAACGCTATTGCTCTCGGGCGCGTCCGGCACGCGTGCGAAGCAGGGCCTCACCGAGTTGGCCGAGGGCTTGGGCCTCGGCGTGTTGCAAGGCCGCCAGTTGCGCGCCTTGATCACCGACATTCCCGAACTCGCGAACGTCATCGGCAAGAAGGTCGGTATCGCCGGCTCGCAGTTGTTCGAGTTCGCGCAGCAGAACCCCGGTAAGCTGACGCCTGATCTGATCATCAAGGCGATCGAAGAGGCGCTGACTGAGTTGCAGGCGCGGTTGGCGCGCACCGGCCTCACCTTCGGCCAGACCTTCGACCGTATGGCCAATTCTCTCGACGTGTTCCTCGGCCGGCTCGCGCAGGGGACCGGCGCTGCGCAGAAGCTCGATACCGTGTTGCAGTTTATCGTCGCGCACGCCGGCCAAATCGTTGCGGCGCTGGCGGCGTTCGCGGGCATCGTCGCTTTCAACTTCATCGTCGGTCAAGCACTTGCACTCGGTACTGCGCTTGCGGGCGTGTTCGGCATCGTCACGCGGCTCCTCAGCGTGTTCGGGCTGATCCTCGTGCCGTTTCAGCTTTTCCGTACGATAGCGATCGCCATAGGCGCGATCACATTCCTGCCGCTGGCGGCGGCGTTCAGCCTCATCTCCGGGATCGTTGTGGCCATGGCCAACCCGGTCAAGGCACTGGCTGCGGCATTCGATCTGTTGAAAGTCGCGGTCCTTACCAACCCGCTCTTCCTGACGGGCGCGGCTGTTATCGCTGCGGCAGTTGTCGCGTTCTATGTATTCCATGACCAGATAACGGGGATTGTGAATAGCCTCGGCGGGATATCGGGTATCTGGAACACCATCGTAAACGGCGCGGCTGCTGCGGTCACGGTCATCATCGCGGAGTGGCGGCAACTGCCCGCCGTCTTCGACGACATAGGCAATCAGATCACGCAGAAGCTCGTGAATGCCTGGACGACTGCCAAGGACAAAGCAACCTTGATCATGGAGGGCCTGAAGCACCCGCTCTCGGCAACGATTGACGTGCTCAACGGCACGCCGTCGCCGCCGGCTCCGGCAACCACGCCGCCGGTTGTTGCCAACCCCGAGGCGGGTGCCGCGCAAGGGCTGCTCGACGACTTCAACAAGAATTTCGCGGCGCGTCAGGCGACGGGAACGAACGTCGTCAACACGGGGATCGAGGCTGCCATCGCGAAGGGTAAGCAGATGGTCGCATCGCTCACCAGCCTCACGGCGGGGACGGGCGGTGCCGAAAATGCGGGCGCGAGCGGCAGTGATCATCCGCAGTCTTCGGGGGATGTAGCCGATCTTGACGCCCTTTCGAAGAAGGCGCAGTCCCTTCTCGCGTCCGTGAGTCCGCTGATCGCGTTGCAGCAGAAGATGGCCGATACGAGCAAGGCCGTTGGTGAAGCGAGCCGGTACTATGCCGATCAAGTCACGTTCCTCACGCAGCAGATCGACGCTGGCAAAGACTCAGATGGCCACTACGCGAAGAACCTCGAACAGGTCCGGCAGAACCAGCAGCTTCTCAGCACGGTCATGGGCGATACGGAGCGCAAGACTGCGGGCCTCTCGACTTCTACCGACCAGTACGCGCAGAAGTTCCAGGTGCTCAACCAAGTGCTCAAAGACGGTAAGATCAGCCAGGAAGAATACAACCAGACCATTCAGAAGGACAGCATCGCCTTCCTCGCCACGCAGACGGATGCGCAGTCGGGGGTCGCGCGCACGTTCCTGAAGATGCAGGAGCAGACCGCCGACGCTGCGTCGGGCATCGAGAAGGCGCTGACGGGTGCGTTCGATGCGGCGAACGATGCTGTTGTCCAATTCGTCACGACGGGCAAAGTCCAGATCACCGATCTCGCCAACACGATCGAGTCAGGATTGTTGAAGCAGGCGTTGACGGGCCTCGAAGGTGATTTCGGCGCGCAACTCGGCTTCGGCTCGAAGCAAGGCGGCAACGGTGCGGTCGCCTCGATCTTCAACGGCATCAAGGGACTCATCCCCGGCCTCGGCGGCAGCAGCGGTGATCCGTCCTCCAAGGGCGGCATGGACAAGCTCAACGACATAATCAGCGGATCAGGGCTGACGTCTGCGCAGGGCATGCCCGTCTACGTGACCAACGCAGCCGGAGGCATCCCTGGCCTCGGGGGCGGGTCGAACCCGCTGGCCGGCGCGGAGAAAGCGGCGTCCCCGGACGGAAGCGGCGGTGGCTTCTTCGACTCCATCGGCAGCTTCTTCAAGGGCGCCGGCAGCGATGTGAGCGATATCCTTAGCAAGATCGGCGGCGGCATCGAGAGCGGCGCGTCTAGCCTCGCTTCGGGCGCGGGCAGCTTGGCCTCAGAAGCGGGGCCGTTGATCTCTAGCCTGTTCGGCTATGCGTCGGGCGGTAGCTTTCAGGTCGGCGCGGGGACGTCGCTCGGCGATACGAACGGCACGGACAACCGGCTCATCGCCTTCCGCGCTCGTGACGGTGAGACGGTCAGCGTCACGCCTCCGGGTCAGCGCTCGGGCGGCAGCGGAGTCACCGTCATCCAGAACATCAACACGCCTGACGCCAGCAGCTTCCGTGCATCGCAAGGCCAGCAAGCTTCGGGTGCGTATGTCGCACTCGCGCGCGCCACGCGCCGGAACAATATGGGATAACGGTGATGGGCTTTTTTGACGTGCGTCTGCCGGAGGATATCGAGCGCGGTGCGATCGGTGGCCCTGGCTTCAAAACGACGGTGCTTCAACTCGCTTCCGGCGCCGAGCAGCGCGTCGTGAACTGGAACCGCTCGCGCGCCAAGTACAACATCTCGTACGGGATCACGAACAAGAGCGATCTCGATCCGGTCATCAATATGTTCTACGCGATGCAGGGCATGGCCAGCGGCTTCCGCTTCAAGGATTGGGGCGACTTCCAGATCGGAGACACGCATAGCGGCGACACCGACACGGCGCAGGAGATCGGGCTCGGCGATGCGGTGAACGCCGCCTTCCAAATCTTCAAGCGATACGACGTGACGGTCACGTTCTACGATCGCATCGTCTACAAGATTGTCAGCGGAACGCTGCGCCTCTTCGTCGATGGCGCTGAGCAGATAGAGAACGTCCAATACACCGCGAACTATGCGACGGGCCTTATCACGTTCCTGGCCGGCCACATCCCAGGCACGAAGGCCACCAACTCGTTGACCCTCGCGACCATCGTCGGCATCGCGAGCGAGACGGTGACGCTCGGCTCGATCACGTACGAGTTCGTGTCGGCGCTGACCGGCGCGGCCAACGAAGTTAAGATCGACATCAACGCCAACAACACGGCGAACAACCTCGCCGCCGCGGTTAACGGCTCCGCGGGCGCCGGCACAATATACGGCACGGGTACAGTCGCGAGCGGCTCGGTAGTAGCGGTCAACGTCGCAGGGGAGATCACGTTCACCGCGCGCACGGGAGGCGTCGGTGGCAACGCGGTCGCGTGCAGCGGAACGCTCACCGATCCCAGCAACGTGTTCGGCAATACGGACGGCCATCTGAACGGCGGCACTTCGCCCGCGGTCTCTGTGATGGCGGAGTTCGATGTGCCGGTACGCTTCGATAGCGATGACCTCGGCGTCAACACGCAAGTCTATTCGAACGAAGCGGTGATCGAGATTCCGCAGATCAATCTCGTCGAACTTCGCGAGAACAGCTAATGGCCAAGAGCGCTTCATCGGGGCTATTAGCCGACTTGCAGCAGGACGTCGCGGGACTAGCGACGCTATGGACCATCACGCGCAAAGACGGCGTGACGCTCCGCTTCACCGATCTCGACACCGACGTCTTGTTCGACGGCGACACATACTCGGCCGCGGTCGGCTACACGCGCACGGCAATCGAAAGCCAAGTTGGCACGAGCGTCGATAATGTGGACGTCACCGGCTTCTTCAACGATGACGCTATATCCGAGCACGACTTGCGCGCGGGCCGGTATGACTACGCGAATGTGTCGATCCGTCTCGTGAACTGGCAGAACCTCGCGAACGGCCCGATGACGATCCGCACGGGTACGCTCGGCGAAGTCAACTTCTCAGACAACGGTCAATACTCTGTAGAGATTCGTGGACTCACGCAGGCGTACACGACGATCATCGGTGTTCTCGTGCAGGCTGAGTGCCGCGCGAACGTCGGCGATCTCCACTGCAAGATTCCGCTCAAGCCCCCGGTCGTGAAGCGCGGTATCGCGTATGCCGTGGGCCAGTTCGTCCGCGCGCCAGTGGCGGTTTCGGGTATCGCCAACCCGGACATCGCGTCGATCGTCGCCGGTCTGATCACCGAAGATTACGACAACCGCATTTATGTCTGCGCGACTGCTGGCACGACCGATGCGACGACTCAGCCTGTTTACGATGAGACGGTAGGCGACGGCACAACGGACGGGTCTGCGGTCTTCGAAGCGATGGAATCGTGGACGCGCAGCGCCGTCGTCGCGAGCGTTGTCGGAGACGATCGCACGTTCACGATCACCGTTGATGAGCCCCGTGCGTCTTCTGCGACGCAAGATGCCGAGAACTCGGCCGAGCTTTCCATCCTTCAGTCGATGGTATCGGTCGAGCAAGCCATGATCGCGACGGCGACGAGCACAGATGTCAACGGCAATACGATTTATGAGTCGCTTAACACGCCTAGCGCGACGCCGGCAGCACCGTGGTTCACCTACGGCGCGGTCGGCTGGGACACAGGCTTGAATGCCGGGCTCGCGATGGAAATCAAAGGCTGGGATGCGACGACCAACAAGGTCACGGTCTACCTCGCGATGCCGTACACGGTCGCGGTCGGCGACAAGCTCTCGATCTATCCGGGATGCACGAAGCTCGTGCCGGCGTGCGCCAACAAGTTCAACAATGTCCTCAATTACCGCGGTGAGCCCTACGTACCGGGCCAGGACGCGATCCTCGCGTATCCGACACCGCCCGGAACGAGTGGCTGAACATGAAACGCACTGAAGTAGTCGCCGAGGTTCGCAAGCTGAAGGGCGTTGCCTGGAAGCATGAAGGGCGCACGCGTCACGGTATCGACTGTGCCGGTGTCGTCATCGTGGTCGGCAATGCGTTCGGCCAGTATAAGTTTCAGCCGCTCGCGAACTACACGCGGCGGCCGGATGGCACATACGTTTCGCACTTCCGCCGGCATCTCATCGAGAAGCCTGTTGCGCGAGCTAAGGATGGCGATGTCGTGCTCTTCTCGGAAAGCACGCATCCATGCCACTGCGGCATCATCACGACGATGTATGGCAAGCCGGCGGTTGTGCATGCGCATGCACTGCGCGGCACGGTGATCGAAGAAACATTGGTGTCCGCGGAGTCCGTCGTCGGTCAGCCGACGTTCTGCTTTGCGTACCCCGGCATTGAGGACTGACCGATGGCGTCATTAGGATTCGGCATTGTAGGCGGCGTTATTGGTGCCTTCTTCGGCATGCCGCAGCTTGGCTTCGTGCTGGGCTCCGTGCTCGGCACATTGCTGTTTCCGCCGAAAGGCCCTCCGGGCACAGAGGGTCCGCGCCTCGGCGATCTGAGCGTCATGATCTCCTCTTACGGCGCGGCGATTCCGAAGGCGTGGGGCACGTTCCGCATGGCCGGCAACGTGATATGGGGAACCCCTATCGTCGAGCAAAAGCTGACGACCAAGGTCAAGCAGGGTAAAGGGTTCCTGACTCCCTCTACCACGGAGACCACCTATAACTATTACGGCAACTTCCAGGTCGCTTTCGCGCAGGGGCCAGCAAGCGGCGTCGTTCGTATCTGGGCCGACAAGAAGATCATCTATGACGGTCGAGCCAACGCGGGCGGCCTCGTGCTGCCAGGGCTCAACTTCCGCTTCTACGGCGGCTCTGAAGAGGAAGTGCCGGACTCGATCGTCGAGGCGAATGTCGGCGCAGGTCTGGCGCCAGGGAACCGCGGTATTTGCACGATCGTATTCGACACGCTCCCACTCGCCGCGTTCGGCAACCGCATACCCTCGATCGAGGCGGAGATCGCATTCGACTCCAATGAGGCCAACACGTCGCGCGCCGGCATCGCGAACACTGAGGGCATCTTCGCTAGTACCCCCCTCGGTAGCGCGATGGCCGTCGATCGGTCGCGGCGCCTCATATACACAATCGGTTCGGGCGGCACTGGGGACGCTGGGCTGCGCATATTCAACATGGACACGCTCGTCGAAATCCGTCAGCGGTCTCAGGCCGACATCTTCGCGAACAGTTCGGCGCTGAGCGCGGCTCCCTCTAACGGGTTCAATTTTGAGGGCGGCTTCACTGTCGGCGGCGGTGGGTTCATCTACACGGGGCTCGGCGATTCGAATTACGATCCGATCGTTTCGATTGATCCGAATGTTTTGATGGTGGCAGGGCACGGGGCCGGGGTGCTCGGTGATTTTGGTAACTTGTCGGGAGACATCCCGGCGGTGTGGTCGCTGGCAGAAGCCTCGGGCCTAGCAGTGCTTGATCCCATTGCGGGTCTTACAACGCCGCGATACCTCGCCGGTCTGACACTAGCATCGTCTTCTCTCGCATCGAAGTTCGTCATTTCCCAAGACACTGACTTCGGGTTCCTTCCTGTGTTCGGTGTGAACTTGGGAGGCAACGGGGGCGATGGGACTTCTCTTTCGCTGACGGGGGCGACGCAGTGGCCCGTCCTTCGCCGCGCACGCGGCATCGCAGTAGACTACAATCCCGCGGATACGGAGGGGGGTGCTGCGCGCTGGTGGGTCGGAGACCAAGAGCTTGCCGGGGGTAACACGTCCCTCGCGATCCTCCGGTACACGATCGACGAGAGTGGGTTCAACGTCATTTTGAAGACCACGCTCGATCCCGCCGCATGGTTCAATGATGCTGCGGCCGGAACGCACGCAATCGGCCCCATCGTCGATCAGCGCGACGGCGGGCTCCTCTTCCTCGTGCAGCCATCGAACACCAGTGGTTGCTACGTGCTGAAGTGGGCGGACAACGGGACTGACGGCGGGACGGGGACCAACGGTCTTCAATGGGTTCTGAGAACAGAGACGGGCTGGCCGCAAGATGAGAACACGATCTGCCATGAGTCGCAGGTATCTTCGAGCCGCTTCGGGTTCTTCGACGGGACCAGCGCCGCGCTGATCGACACGTCGGTCGGCAAGATACTGGTCGATCAGGCGGTCGCGCTACCTTCGGGATGGGAGGTATCGGTCGGTCAGACGCAGTTCTATGACGGTGACTCGCAGAGCGTCTATACGTTCACGAATCAGAGCAGCACCGGCATCGGCCAAATATACCTCGGCCGAGTCACGGGTGAGAGCGCATCGCTCGATGCGATCGTCGGCGACATTTCGAGCCTCGCCGGCTTGAAGGCTAGTCAGATCGACGTGTCCCGGCTCACGTCAACCGACGTCCAGGGCTTCGCTCTCGCGCAGCAGATGGCCGCGAGTGACGCGCTTCAGCCGCTGCTCACGGCGTATGTGATCGACACGATTGAGACAGACGGCAAGGTCGTCTTCGTCCCGCGCGGTAATGACTCTGCCGCATCGTACACGAAGAGCGATCTCATGTTCGACAGCGACAGTGCGTCCAGCGTCTTTCAGGAGACGCGTATGCAGGAGTGGGAGCTTCCGCAGTCGCTCTCGATCAACTTCATCGACCCTGCTCTCGACTACCAACCGAACTCGGTCTCGGTCTCGCGCGTCGGTGCGCCCGCTGTAGGCACGATCGCAGCGTCGAGCCCCGATGCCGAGCAGTTCCAGGTTCCAACTATCACGGTCGGCTCAGTGGCGGCCCAGGCCGCGAACCTCGCTATCGTGATGGGCGCCACCGAAGCGGTGCAGCTTGCAGAACGGCTGCTCTACACGGCTTGGAATGAGCGAATGTCGGAGGCGTTCCGTGGCTCGATCAGCATGCTCGAACGCGATCCTGGTGACGTGATCACAGTTGACCTTGAAAACGGAACGGTGCTCACCCTGCGCTTGACGAAGGCGACGCTGAACGCCGACTACAGCACCAACTTCCAAGCGACGGTACAGGATAAGACGACGCTCGTTGCGACGAAGACTTCGTTGGGCGGCTTCGGCATGCCGCAGCAAGTTCCGCCGGGTCAGGGCAAGACGCAACTCTTCGTCTTCGATATACCGCTGCTGCGCGATATCGACGACACGAACGGCGTCGCTTCGCGGCTCTACGTCGGCATGAACGGGTACACGAACAACTGGCCCGGTGGCGTGCTGTGGCGCTCGACGGACGGAGGCGCGACGTACGCATTGACCGGCACGCGAGCCGTTGTCGGCTGTGCAAACGGATACGTCGTTGGCGGGTTCCTGCCGGCCACTGACGCTCCCTTCCAGACGGATCGTAAGACCGCGCTTCGAGTCGTCATGAACGAGGGCGAACTGGAAAGTGAAACGCAGTCGAACTTCTTGAACAACGCCAACGTCGCGATCATTGGCGATCCCTTCCTCGGTAATTGGGAAGTCGTACTGTTCCGTGATGCCGTGCAGCAGGACGATGGATCGTACCTCGTCAGCACGATCATGCGCGGTCGGCGTGGTACGGAGGGGCAAGTCAATACACACGGAACCGGCGAGTTCATCATCGTCCCGACTGCGGCGGCCTTCTCGACGTACGTGATGGCCCTCAATGACCTGGGCGACCCTGCGTTCTTTCGAGGCGTCGGTCTCACCGAGCTTGTCGAGGATGCGGATACGGTGACGTTGACACCGAGAGGCAACGATCTGAAGCCGTACGCGCCCTGCCATCTGAAGGCCGCGAAGTCCGGCAGCGATATCGCGATCACTTGGGTTCGCCGCAACCGGACGCTCGGTGGCTTGAGAGACCTCACCGGAACGGTCCCGATGACCGAGGCAACCGAAAGCTACTCGATCGACATCTTCAACGGGAGCAGCGTTGTTCGTACGTTGACAGCTACTTCTCCCACTGTTACTTATACAAGCGCCAATATCACAGCAGATTTTGGTAGCTTGCCAGCCACATTAACCTTCGCGGTCTACCAAATCAGCGCCGCCATCGGTCGCGGGTTCCAGGCGAAGACGACGATCACCCTATAGGACATCACCATGGGCAACCTTTCCGTCGATCAAGTCGTGGCGAGCCAAGATAACAAGGAAACGACCATCAACGATGCTACCGCGGTACTCGAAGACGCGTTAACCGAACTGTTCGCGAAGACGCTCACAAGCCTCACCAGCCCGATCACGTTGACGACCGACGAGTGGCTGCGTGCGATCCGTGTGGACTTCACCGGGGCGCTGACAGGAGACTTCGTTGCTCACGCGCCGGCCGTGAAGAAGCTCTCGATCATCTCGAACCTCACGACCGGCGGCTTCGACGTGAAGGTCGATATCGCGAGCGGCAATGGGGTCACGGTGCATCCCGGCCAACAGAAGCTCGTCTATGCTGACGGCACGAACGTCGTGCTCGTGCAAGACATGTCGCAGCTTGTCGGCACATTTATCCCTGGCCTGCCGGGCGACGGTGCGCAAGTGCTGCGGTTCCTCGCGCCGTTCGACTTCACGATCAAGAAGGCGCTGGCCGGCGCGCGGGCGACAGCGAAGACTAATCCGACTGCGACGGCGACGTTCTCATTGCAGAAGAACGACACGCAGTTCGGCACGATTGCGATCGGCACCAGCGGCGCTGTGACGCTGACGAACACGGCCGACGTGACCTTCACCGACGACACCGACATCTTCTCGATCGTGGCGCCGAGCCCGCAGGACGTGACTCTCGCGGATGTCTCGCTGATCGTGCCGATCATTCGGAGCACTTGATATGACAAATTACTATGTCTCCTCGGTCGCCTTCACCGCTGTCTCGACGTGGGCCGCGCTGACCAGCGGCGTTGCGACGGCGGTCTCGCTCGGGCAGTACGTGCGCAACACGAGTCCCGCTGCGGATGCGACCGGCGTGGATAGTAACCAGCGCGTATGGAAGTGTACGACCGCGGGTACGACAAGCACGACGGAGCCCACGGCATGGAGCACCACGTCTCCCGGCAACGATGGATCGACCACGACGGATGGTACGGTCGTCTGGACCGAAGTCATGGGCCGTGAGGCCGAGCAGGTAGCCGGTACGTGGCATGCACCGGCACCCGACGTCCGCTCGATGATCACTTGTAAGAACCCGACTGCCGGCGACACAATCTTCATCTCTAGTGATCACGCCGAGACATACACCGTCCCGAGCTTCGTTGCCTTCTCACCAACTACCAACGTCGCGGCATCCCGCAACGTCAGATACATATCTGTGTCACGTACCGGCACGCACTTGCCTCCCATCGCAGCAGACATAACGAGCGGCGCGTCCCTCTCCGCAGCGATTGCGGCTACCAGCGTCACCTACGGCCTGCAATGGGCATACTACAGCGGCATCACGTTCCATCTTACCGACACGGGTGCCCAGAATAACCAGATCAAGTTCGAAGGTTCGAGCGGGACGAATCCTTCTGGGCAGAAGTGCATACTGGAAAACTGCTTGCTCTTGATTGACTCGACGGGGCTGTCCTCATCCATTGTGATCGGCGACGCCTCCGCGGGCAGCGCGCTTGTGGAATGGATCAATACCGCGATCAAATACACGGGTGTTGCGGCATCCCCCGCTATCGCGCTTATGCAGTTCGCGAGTTTGATCTGGCGGGATACCCCGAGCAACGCCGTGCAGGGAACGGCGCCGGATTCGCTACTTGGAGTCAACACCGTGGGCTCGAACACTCAGGGCTTCGCAACATTGCGCGGCCTTGATCTTTCAGGATGCGGAGCGGGAAAACTAATCAACCCGGTCTCTACCGTGGGACCGACTCGCATCTCGCTTGAAAACTGCAAGCTCTCTGCGACCGTCACGGACGCTAACATTATCGCCAAAACGAAAGGCAGCACTGACGACGCGCTATGCCTCTCCGTCGATAACTGCGACAACAGCACGAGTGGCCGGAACTGGCGCATGTTCCGTGCGTACTCGATGGGCATAGTCAAATCCGTCAGCAGCCCCGCACGAGATACCGGCGCGTCAGATGGGGTGACGGGCATCTCGTGGGCTTTCAGCAGTATTAGCGACACGCGCTTCGGAACGCTGCCCAACGTCTCGCTGCAAGGGCCTCAGATCGTGCGGCGGTACGACACGACCGGCTCTTCCAAGACCCTCACCGTTGAGATGCTGTATAACGGCACCGCGTTGCTGACCAATGCCCAAGCATGGATCGAGGCCGAAGTTCTCGGCACGGCAGGCGTTCCGCTCTCGGGGACTATTTCGTCTGGGATCGCGACCCCACTGACCACCGCGGGCAACCTATCGACGAGCACGAAGACATGGGATGCGCCTGCGCGCGTCAACTCGCACGCTTACGTGCTCGGCGATGTGATATCCACAACGAGCAATGTCGGCCCGGTCTTCTTCTGCACAACCGCAGGCACGAGTGCGTCGTCTGAGCCCGGAGGGTACGCATCGGCAGTCGATGGCGGTAGCGTGACGGATGGCACCGCTCACTTCCGCGCCGGCTTCCGCATGAGCGCGAGCGTGACATTCACGGCCCAGGTCAAAGGGATGGTGCGTGTGATACCGAGGTTCGCCGTCACTAACGACGCCTTCCACTTTTTCGTCGATCCCATGCTGACGATTACGTGACGCCATGACGACCGAACAATATCTCATCCCAGGCGGCGGCTTCTACAACGACAGCGGCACACCGGCCGACTACCTCATACCGGGCGGCTCACTGTCCGTTGATACGTCTTCGAGCGCGAGCACGGTTAACGGCGTCGGATCGGCGGCCGGTGTAGCCGCAGTCAGTGGAGCGTCCGTCACAACGGTATCTCGGGCGGGCTCGGCGGCCGGCAAGGCCACGGTCAGCGGAGCTTCCATCGCGGTGGTATCCAGAGTCGGCTCGGCGGCCGGCAAGGCCACGGTCAGCGGAGCATCCCTTGCTGCGGCAGTTAGAGCGGGCTCGGCGGCTGGCAAAGCCACGGTCAGCGGAGCCGCCTTCTCGCTGGCATCTCGGGCGGGCTCGGCGGCCGGCAAAGCCACGGTCAACGCGGTCAGCCTCGGCGCGGCCGGAAGCCAGCCAGTTCTCCTCATGTTTGGTTTCTAAACCGGCCAGTTCACGTAGCTCGGCTACGTATATTCCATATTCTTCCGCTATTGTATTTGCCCATCTTGTCAGTTAATGTAGCTGAATGGGCGTGACCAAAGGCATCCTCATCGATCTGTTCACCAACTCGGAAGGCCATCGCGCCGACGAGATGGCTTCGCTGTCGATTGTCGGCGTGCTCGTGTTCATCGGCCTCGCGATTTACAGCGTTGCATACAAGGGCTCGGCCTTCGATCCGACAGGATACGGCACGGGCCTCGGTGCGGCGATCGGCGGTGCAGCGGTCGGCATCGGCCTGAAGGGCAAGATGGAGCGCGACATCGGCAAAGACGGAGAAAAATGATGTTCGGACTCAGCACGATCAAGCTCATCGGCATTGGCCTCGGGGTCGTTGCCATCATCGGCGTCATCTTCGCCGGCTACCGCTTCGTATCGAATCAGATCGACGACCGGGTGAACGGCGCCGTCGTCGCAACTCAGTCTCAGGATGCGGCACGTATCAATGCCGTCACTGCTGCGCAGACCGCCGCGGAGGCGAAAGCCAACGCCGCTCAGGAAGCGCAGACCATGCAGCGTCTCAACGATCTTGGCCATGCACAGCAGCAGAATGCGAGCAAGGCGCAGGACATTTCCGGGAGCCTTCATCATGACTTCTCTGCGTCCTCTTCGCCTGACGGCGATGCTTCTGCCGCTCGCGATGATTTCGATCGGCTTAACCGCATGCTCGAATGCGCTTCCGGGGCTGCTGGCAGTTGTGTCAGCGCCGAAGCTGGCCCCGCCGATGCGGCCCAGCCCGGAAGCTCCGGCGCCGGTAAAGCTCCGCGATCTTAACTGGCAGGTCGTCGTCGATCCCAAGACGCACGAGCCCGTCTTCGGGCTCAGCGTCCAGGGCCTCTACGACCTCGAAGGCAACGAAGTGATGCTCGGCCAGTGGATCGGCGACTCGAAAGCCGTGATCGAGTTTTATCGTGCCGACAACGCCGCTGCCAATGCGGAGAATGCACCTTCAAGCTCCGCAAAGGATGCGGGCAAAAAGTAATCCTCGGACGATGGGTTGCGCAGTTTCAGTGTTCGAGGCGTGTCATGGGCGAGTTCGATGTCGAGACTATGCTGCGGAACCTCACCCTGGATGTGCGAGACCTCCGCAAAGAGGTAGCCGCGATCCCGGAGAAGGCTGCCGAGGCCGCGCGTCGTGAAGCGCGCACCGCGCTCCTGAAGGTCGGGCTCGATACTACCAACGCGACGGAGCACCAGCGCGACATGGCTCTCGTCAGCGAAATCCGTGACATGGCCGAGCAGGGCAAGTTCTTCGAGCCGCTTCGTGCCGCGACCGACTGGAAGATCGCACAGGACGTCGTGAAGAGGGCCGGCCTCAAAGCCGCTACCGCGAGCCTCGTGGCGGCAGCGATCGGACTCTTCTGGCTCGGCTTCTCCGACAAGCTGCGGAGCATGTTTCACCTATGATCAAAGCTATCGTCGCCTGGACCCTTTGGGTACAGCCGGCACAGTGGTCCGAGCAAGTGGAACCGTTCTACATCGGCGTGTCTTTCCTTTGCCCTCACTGTGATCATACGGATTGCCCAGAGTGCGGAGCGCATCGCGGCAAAAGGTTGGCCGTGCGTTTCTGGCCGCCTATCGATCCCGGATCATGGGAGCCGCGGGTCACGCCGATTCCTCATGTCGGGTTTCATACCCGTGTGAGCGGCGACACCTTCGAGGCCCTTACCCTATCGCCGAGTGTGGGACTCGATCCTCACTGGCACGGTCACATCGTCAACGGGGTACTGAAGCCATGAGCATTACGCTTGCTCGCGCACTCGGAGCTATCGTCGCCTGGACCCTTTGGACGCTGCTCGGAATCTACATCGGCGTGACCGTGTGGATGGACCTCTTCGCCTTCGCCGAGGCGAAGTGCGGGACCGTCATGTTCTCGTTGACGTGGCCGATCTTCGCATTCGGCGGGCACACGGGACTCGACGCTTGGGGACCGTACCTCTGGGTCGAGTATCACATCGCCGGCTTCTGCGTCTGGTACTGGCCATTATGAGGCAGTCGAATGTTCTCGCTTGCGTTCTGGACGCGGAAACGCTCGACCCGCGTGCATGGGACGACTTCCCCGAATGGAGACGCGTCTTCCTGTCCGAGCGCAATGACCGGCTCTTCGCGATCGTTGACCGGCAGGAATACGACTTCGCGCAACAGTTCTCCTGGGCCTGCCACAAGCAGGGAGGCTGGCGGTATCCCAACTACTACGCGCGTCGCACGGCCGGGCGCAACGAGGACGTTTCACACGGTACGCCGTTTTATCTCCATGTCGAAATCATGAAGCTTGTCGCGCCGTCGCCGTCGCCGAATCACACGATTGCCGATCATCGTAACGGCAACACGCTCGACTGCCGGCGCTGCAATCTCCGCTGGGTGACGCTGACCGAGAACCGAGCGAACCGCCATGGCTTTTGGAGAGGTCGCGGACCCGAGCAAGCGTGGAACGGATGGAAGGAAGCATCATGAGCGATTGGGGCTTCGCATTCTCAGCCGAATGGGCCAGCACACCTTGGACGGTGGGTGCGTGGCCTTTGCCGATGCTCTGCATATTCCGTGGTCAAGAGACTCACGATCTACACGTCAAGGTCGGCCGGCTGCTCCTGACGATCGTCTGCCGCAAGGGAGGGTTCTGCCGTGGTGACTGAAACAATCGACGATATGGCCTTCGACATCGTGCAGCGCGAAGGCGGCTACGTGAACGACTCGGCGGACAAGGGCGGCCCGACGAACCACGGCATCACGCTCGCCGTCGCGAAGAAGCACGGGTACAGCGATGTGCAGCAGATCACGGTGCCGATCGCCGAGCAGATCATGATCGCCGACTACTTCACCGCGCCCGGCTTCGATAAGTTGCCGGCGGTGATCCAGCCGCAGATGTTCGACATCGCCGTGAACTCCGGCGCGGGCGAAGCGGTGAAGCTGCTGCAACACGCGCTCGTGAGCCTCGGCGGTGATACGATCGTGGTGGACGGCGTACTCGGCCCTAAGACGATTGAGATACTTGACGCGGCGTGCAGCTATCACGGCGAGGCCGATGTGGATGACGCGATCGTGGACGCCCGCATCGCCTTCTACCGATCGCTCGTCGCGGCCGACCCGGCGGAGCAGCAGTTCCTCAATGGATGGACCGCTCGGGCCAAGACCTTCGAGATGGTCAAGGGCACCAAGCTTGTGACGCCGGCAACGACGCTGCCCATCACGGCTACCGCGCCGCCGGCAGGCGTCCAGGTCTCGAAGTCGGTTCAGGTGGTGTCGCAGGCGACGGCCCCGGCTCCGGCATGTGCGTCGGCCAGCCGGTGGACCTTCGAAGCGCTGCTCTCGAAATTGGGTCTTGCCCCAAGTCTGGTCTAGGATAAGCGAACGGCCCCATCGCGGGACAGGGCCGTTCCTTCTCAAGCGTTACGCTCGCCACCGTCAGGGTAGGGGCTGGTAGTGGGGGACTCCCGACCTGACGGACCCCGAAGATGCGTCGTCCCGCTGCCGGCGTCAATGCCCCAGGCACAGGTGGTTGTAGACGAACCCGCCGACCTGGGCCTTGTACGGCGTGCGGGCGATCGTCGGGTCGGTCAGGTACGCTGTGCCGTCCGAGAGATCGACGACGAAGGCCGAGTCGGCCGACATGCCTCCGAAGCCATTGCGTGCCGAGATCGAGCCGCAGACGGCCTTCACGGGCTCGCCGCGGGCGTTCCGGGCTCCTGGCAAGACCGCAGCCGTGGCGAAGCGTGCGGACCCAGGATCGCGAAGCTCGGTGAGGGCTAGAGCTTTAGCGGCTTCGACCGGATCGTTCTCTGCGTGCGCCTCTGGGGCCAGCAGCAGCAGCATCAAAGCCAGGATCAACAGGTATCGCATGTCAGGGTCTCCTCGTGGCTGGCGGCTACCGTGCAGGGAAGACGTGAACGAACGATTAAGCCGCTACATCCTTGCTAACATCCTGCTACGACGTGAACAGAAGCGGAAAACGATGTCGAAAAACGTCGAGCCGTGTCGAAGGATACCGCAGAATTGCGCCGTATGTCGAAAAGCTCGTACTAGGCTCTTGCTTTCGGGAGGCAGGGGCCGGAGGTTCGAATCCTCTCACTCCGACCAATAAAATCAACAACTTAGCAAATCGGCACCGCCCAACATCCTTGCTAACATCCTGCTACGAGGCGCGGGGCCGGTGTTTCGACCGGGTGCCAGTGACCGCAAGCTGGACACGCTTTAGCGACGATCACGCGGCTGCCCGTCCAGCCACACTTAGGACAGAGGACCGGCTTCTTCGGTCGCCAGTTGCGGCCCATGGCTTACCGCCGGCCCCGATTGGTCGCGGCTTCACGGCGCTTGATCTCGGCGAACATCTCGTCGCATTTCAAATTGCCGTGCTTCGTGACGAAGTGGCTGAGCTTCATGCGGCCGTCGATCCGGCGCACCTGATCCCGGCTGCTGGTCAGGACGGTCAGCCGGTCGAACTCGGCAAGCTCGGACTCGGTGTACGAGATCATCTCTACGGTTCTCTGCTCGGCCATCATCGTTGCTCCATCGCTTTGAGGACGCGTTCGTTCCGGCCGGGCGCGAGATGTCCGTATGTCCGCTCGACCATCTCTCCGCTCATGTCGATAAACTGACCGACGTCGGCGTAGGGCAAGCCCCGCTGTACGAGCCACGAGGCGCAGGAGTGACGGAGCGTGTGCGGCGTCGCCAGTCGGAGCTTGCGGGCAGACTCGATCCACTGGTCTCGGTCCATTGGTGACGTGGCCTTGGCAGCAGCCTTGTCGGCGATCTTCGTGGCCTCTTCACACGCGGTCCTGAATGAGCGCTTCAGGTTCTTCATCGTCGAGCCTTCATATTCGAGCACATACGAAGTCGTCCGCTTGCGCAGATACCGGAGCAGGGTGAGGAGGCGCCGCGGAATCTCAGCCCGGCCTTTCCGCTTCTTGCTCTCGACTGCGCGCCGACCTTGGAAGTCGATGCGACAGCCCGGTAGATCGACGTGACCGGCGATAGGGTTCGCCTGCCATTGCAGCTTCAGGATCGCTTGCTTGCGACGGCCCATGTAGAAGCCGATGAGGATGAAGTACGGCAGATGAGCTTTCGCCTTCTTCTGCCGGCGGGCAGCGACGACCAGCGTCGCGATCTCGGTGCGATCGAGCCAGATGTCTTTCGACGGTGACTTAGGTGGTAGCTCGACCGGAACCGACTGTGTGAGCTTGCCTTCCGCGACGCAGTAGTTGATCGCAGCGATGAGTGTGCCGAGTTCCTTGCGTGCGGTGCCGGCTGCCATGCCTGCGTCCACGCGAGACTTCACATACGCGCGGCATGTCCTCGGTGTGATGGCAGAGAGGTACTGGTCCGTCCACCACAACACGAGCGCGGTGATGCAGTACGCGATGCGACCAGGGTCTTCGACGGTAGGCGCATGCTCTTCGCCGTAGACGGCAAGAACGTCAGCGATCGTTACCTGATCGGGACGACGAGCCCCGTTCCATTTGAGCGCTCGGCTGTTGAGGAAGTCGCCGAGTTCGCCTTCAGCCTTCGCGCGATGCTCAAAGCTCGCGCCTGTGCTCCGCTCGTGTGGCCGCCTGCGTTCGGACCAGACGATGTACCAAATGTACTGGGTGAAGCCTTTGCGCGGCTTGGCTCCGTGCTTGGTGTCGGGTCCGAAGAGGATGAGTCGAGGGCCGGGGTTTGGCCGCGGCATGGTTTGGTCTGCTCCTGTATGTAGCGCTTCAGTGCTGCGCCCGTGATGAGCGTCGTTGCGCCGATGCGAACGACCTCCAACTTGCCACCGTAGGCGGCGCGCTTCAAGCTCTGTGGCTTCACATCTTCATGGATAAGTGTTGCCGCTTGCTTGAAAGAGTACCGATTATCATCGACGATGGCGCTGAGCATTAGGGAAGCTCCCGACCGAGGATGACGCGGTAGTCACCGAAGAGGATGTCCTGAAGCTCAGAACCTTTGCTACGGCCGTAATAGCGGTGATACCAGGGCAGACGCGGGCCGTCGCCGAAACGCCAGCCACCGGACTCCGACACGAGCAGCGTGAAGCTAAACGCCAGTGTTAAGCGGGTGCCAGGGACGAGGAAGTCGATCAGGCGGCGGGCCATTACGAAGGCTCAACCCGCAGAGACACTGGAACCTGCCAGCCGATGACGCGGAGCACGACTTGGCCGCCGGCATTGAGCAGTGCGAGTTCTTCGGGCGACGGCTGCCACGCGCTATCGCAGTGCTTCACGTGCTGCTGCCCGAATGAATCGTAGAACTCCGCGCGGATAGGAAGGCGCCCGCAGGTGCCATCACGCTTCGCGTCCCAATCGCTCGGCGCTCCGGGGTTCGCGTTGGCTCCGGCAATAGCTTTCGGTGTCATTGTATTCCTCCAACTCTCAAAAGGATGTGCCAGACCATTGCGCACACGAGGCATATTCCAAGGAACCTAAGCATCGTGGCTCCGGCGGTAGTTAGCGACGAGCGGCGCAAGGTCTGCGGCCGTGCCCAGGAAGCTCTCGAAGTCGGCGCAGCAGTCGAGCATGTCTTCCGCGACGGCCAGATCGGTCTCGCCTTCGATCTCGTAGCCGTTTTCGATGCGGTGCCCGAGCGCTTCCATGACGATCGCGTGGTAGTGAGCAGCGACGGCCATCACCATTCTCCCGGAGGCGGATCGTCTTCTGTGAGGCCCGCGTTGAACCACGCCTGGAACCACTCCCACGCGCCGAGCGTGCCGGTCGAGACAGCTATGCCGGCAGCTTCGAGCAGCGTGTAGCCGCAGAACTTCTCTTCTTCAGCCGGCGGAGCGTTGGCCATGCACAGCGCGAGATCAGCGATAGCTCCGTTCTGATCGGCGCCGGCTCGTGTCTGTGCAAGCTGTTCTTCCAGTTCCTCGATACGGTCGGCAGCGAGGTTAAGGGACTCCATAATGTGGATCGGGTTTCGGTCGATGTTGTCACCGACCTCGAAGGAGACTTTGCGGAGCCCTGCTGCCGTCACCATCACCAAAGCTCCCGTGCGTTGCGGAGCATGTCCCGCGTGAAGATGAATGGCAGCGACCCCGCGTTGATGACGCCGTTCAACAGCGCGACTGCCGGAACCCACGTAAAGGTGTAGAGCAGGATGAACGGGAAGACCTCGATCGAGATGGTGCAGGCGTAGTGGAGCGCGATGTCGGTGCCGTCAGTCATGGGTTCCCGTACCTTTCACGGACTGATGATGATAATCGCCGCACTGCCAAGCGCGACGGCGAGCGCCGAACGTGAACTCGAAATTCTTCCGGCCCATGACGTACCACCACACAAGAGGGCGGCGGGGGACGCGATGCTGCCAGAACTTCGAGCGGCTGAGATCACAGGTCATGGGCCGGTTCCGAACAGAGAGTCGAACAAGTCCCACATCGCATCGACGGAGTGCGTGATCCCCGCGGCAACGCAATTGCCGAAGTGCATGAACTCATATTCGACACGGCCGGCGTGCTCGATGAACGAGAGCCAGTATCCCCGCTCTGTGCCGATCACGACGGTCTCCTCTCGCCCGTCTCGAACATCTCGCGGCCGTCGAGCGAGTGATGGACGGTGACGCCTTCGTCATCGGTAGGGTTGCACCAGCAAGGGCCGTCCGCTTCCGAGTCAGGCAAGATGTGCGGACGCAGATCGTCGATCGGGTAGACGACCCGAGTGGTCACAGGCCCGTTCAGCGAGTCGCCGTAGGAGCTTGCCTTCCAACCGCCGAAGGTCATGTCAGCCGGCTCCCGTGTAGGATCGACGCGTCTGCATCTTCGGCGTCGTCCATTTGGTGATCGCGCCGTTCGCCGCCTGCGTGGTGACGTGCTTGATGCGGAACTCGTTCTGCAAGCGCCGAAGCGCGATGCGGGCGGTCTTGTTGTCCACGCCGAACTTCTCGGCTATGTCGTCGGTCGAGGCTTCACCCTGCTCACGGATGAAAGCCACGACCTCATCGTCTTTGTGCAAGCCCATGATACCCTCTTAATGGATCGTGCGGCGCGTGGTATCCTTCACGCGACGGCTGCGCTTGGCAGGGATGTCGGCACCGTTGCCGATCGCGCGGAAGGCTTCGCCGTTCATGACGGACGTGCCGAGCGCAGCCATGTCCTCTTGAAAGCCTTCTTGATCGCGGAAGGTGTAAGCGGGCTTCGGGTTCGGATACTTGTCGATGAGCGCCGCGGCCTTTTGATTGAGCGCGAGCAGCCAGCCCTTCGGAGCGTGCGGCGGGCGGTCATCGATCAGCTTGCCGTAAATCTGCGCGGAGCGGAGCACCACGAGGCAGGCAGCGGCCTTGGTGAGATGCGACAGGCCGGACTCCTCATCGGTGTCTTCGCCTTCCCACCACGCGGGCATGTGCCGAGCCATGATCGCGTCGTAGTAGACGGAAGCGCGGACGCCCGCGATGAGGTAGTTGTGCCGGCCGTACTTCAGCGCGCCTTCGAGCATCGCGACGCCGATCTCCAAGATCATCGGCATGGGCACGGTCGAGAGGTACGCCTTCTTGACGCCGACCGAATCCTTCGGGTTGGTGGATTTGCTCGTCAGCTTGACGACCTCACCGCTAATGCGAGGGCCGACACCGCGGACACTGGCTCGTTTTAGGGTCTTGACCATAATTTCACCTATTCAGCAAAGAGACGAAAATGTCGGGAGAGCCGGCCGCTGCTACTGTCCGGCCCGTTGTCGCGCTTGATGCGGTCGATCGCATCGGCAGCCTGATTGACAGCGAGGAGCAGAGCGGTCTCCGGTGAGCGGTGCGCAGCCGATCAGAGTGCGGATGCGTTTGTCCCTCGGCGCGCAGTTGCTTGGTCGTGATGACCATAATTTCACCTATGAGGGAATCGAGAGGTTGATCTCGTCGAGCGTCGGGAAGATGCGGAAGTTGACGGCGGCTTCCTTGAAGAGCGTGACCACGCGATCGAAGTCAGCCTTCCACTTCGGATCGTCGAGACGCATCGCATAGCCGAAGACATGCGTGATGCCGGCCTGGACGATGGCTCGGCCGCAATCCATGCACGGAACCCAGGTGCAGTAGAGCGTCGAGCCTTCGAGCGGTGTGCCGCGGCGAGCAGCGAGATAGATCGCGTTGCGCTCGGCGTGCTCGGTCCAGAAATACTTCTCGGGACGCTCGTGACGCTCGGGCGCCGTATCGTCGATGCCGGCGGGGAAGCTGTTGTATCCGGTCGAGAGCGTGGCGTTGTCCCGGCCAACGATGACGCAGCCGATCTGAGTCGAGCGGTCCTTGCTGCGCAGTGCCGCCACTCGCGCCATCGTCATGTGGTAGTGATCCCAGTCGGGGATGCGACGGGAGCCGTCATTATTGAAACCGGGCTCGAAGGCGTACTCGGATGGAACGACGGAGTATTCGCTGGCCTCGGATGCCGCGAAGCCAGGATGCTCGGCTTTGCAGTCGGGGCATTCCACGGCGCTCATGATGCGGCGCCCGTGCTTGCATAAGTGACGACTTAACGATAGGCCGACATCGAGACGGTCACGCAAGGTTGCGCCTTCGTCCTCGCACTTGAAGCACTTCAGCGTCAGCCGTGTGCCGTGCTTGCAGAGGAGTGCCATGGTCAGAACCCTTCCCGACGCGGTGCGCCGTTCTCTTCCATGCAGGCGACGCCAAGGGCAGTCACCTTGCGGATGAAGTCGAGCACCTTGTTCTTTGCATCCGGCCCCCATGAAGTCGCGGCAATGCGCTTCGCTTCGTCGAGGTACACGTCCATGTAAAGGATGAACTCATCGACCGAATGGCTCGGAGCACCGTTGTCGCGGCTCTTGCGCATGTTCTGGTACGCGCGCTCGCTATCCACCGCCTCGTAAGCCGATTGCCGCTCGACCGAACGGGGGTAGATGAGAGCACCGATGTTCTGGGTCATAGTACGTGGAACCTTCTAGCGAAGTGGTAGAGGAGGATCAGGGCACCGAGGCAGACAGCAGCCTTGAAGAGATCGCCTTGCTGCCACGCCCAAATCCGTACATTCCAGACGAGACCGCGCATGTCAGAACCCTTGTGCCGGCTTGAAGATGATCCCGATGACGAGGACCACCAGGAGGATGAAGGCGATGTTGGAAAGGTCGCAGGGCAGCAGCTTGCCCGTCTCCTCATCGCCGCCGCATGACCCGCACATGAGGTCGAGCAGCCGGTCATTGCCCCACTGCGTCCACATCCACCGGAAGCGCGTGCTGTAGTGAAGGTTGTCGTGCAAGGTCAGCAGCAGCATCGCCGTGTTGAGCCAGAGGGTGCGGAGAAAAAGGGTCTTGACCATAAAATCACCGCCGCGGTTTCAGGTATTCGACTTCGAGAGACTCCAAGGCGTTGAGCACGGCCTTGATGTCCCGCTGTGCGACGCTGGTGCTTGCATGGACCAGCAGCACGATCGCTCGCTCGTTGAGCCTGCCGGCGCGCAGCCTCTTCACGCCTTGCGACATCTCGACGATCGCTGCGGCGAGGACTTCGCTCGGAGTCTCGTCGGGCGTCACGACTATGCTGCGGGTCATCGGCCTACCCTCTTGATGCGCGAGATGTGGATCGGCGCGTAAGGCAGGCCCTCCATCGCGTGCATGGCTCGGTCGGCAGCCGTGTCGATGAGGCTGCGAACCTCTTCACGCGTGAGATGCTGCGTGTCCACCGAGATCGTGATGTCGATCTTCGCGTGGGGCGTATCGGCGGCGAGCCGGGTTGAGCGCCTCACCGGACGTACGCCTCGGCCGGCATGCGACCTTGCGCATCGAGCGCGTAAAGGGTGCGGGCTTTGTTGCCGAAGCCGTAGGAGTATCCCACGGGCGGCTTCCGACCAGCGGAGTCGGGGTTGCCGTTGCCGTTGCCGGTGCGGGGGTAGTGGGGTCCTTGCGCCAGTCGCGCGACAAGCTCCTCGACGCTGAAGAAGACGCCGCCGGACGCGAAGTTATACATGACGTCGTAGCGCTCGGGCATCGGACCTTCGATCAGGATGAAGCCCTGCTTGCCGCAGCCGATCATGTAGCCGAGTTCCAGATGGCCGCTCTTGCCGGCGGGCATCAAGAGAACGGCCGTGTCCTGCGCGTCGAGATGTCGCTTGTCGAAGTCGAACACGTCCTGCGCGTGGGGCGCGGCGAGCGCTTCCGAGTACGTGCGACCGCGCTGCGTCTCGTAGCGCTGCCAGCAGTCGTCAGCCTCGGGACCAGCGGCGAACCAGTCGTCGAACACGGCATGCCCGCTACGGCGAAGCTCAGCGGAGACAAGGGGGACGCGCTCGTTGCGTAGCGATCCGATCAGATAGATTTTTCGCATGACACTTCCTCGACGACCGGAAACGACGCGTACCGGCTGATAAAATTGGCTGGGATATTCTTGCCGATCTCGTGTGCGAGTCCGGTGGGATCGGTGTATTCGAGACCACGGAGGTCATTGACCTTCATGACCTTCAACACGCCTTCCTTCGCAAGCTCGTCGAGCACCTTCTTCATACGCGCGCCGATACGGGACGCTGTGTTGAAGGTGAGCTTGGTCGCGGACTGGTGCTTCCAGAACACGGCGCAGACTGCTCGCGCGCTTTCGGTGAGAACGACCACGGGCTAAAGCCCCGGTGTGAGCAGATGCGCCGCGATGATCGCGGCCTCTTCGAGCGTCGGCACGATGTAGCCGGCGATGGCCTGGATCATGCCGTGCCAATGCGGGTTCACCAGCGGAACCTCTTCATCGGGGCGAGGATTCGAGCGGAACATCTGACCGTCTCGCTCGATGACGAGGATGACCGGCTTGCGGTAGGCGTGCGCGAGGCCGAACTCGATCGCAGTGCCGACCGATGCCTTCTCGGCGCCGAGGAAGTTCGCGATCATGAGATCGCAGTTCATGACGTCGTTGCCGTCGCGACACATGATGCCCTTGGCCGTGGCCATGGCGTGTTGCGGGTACATGTTGGGATCGCCGACGAGGATGCCCGCGTCCTTCAGAAAGGACTTGCCGCGCATCGGCGACAGCGTGCGAATGTGGTCCGGCAGAAGCTTCGCGAGGTCCGCGCGCCAACCAAGAGCCGAGTCCTGGTAGTTGAGGCCGGTGATCGGCCCAGCCGTGTAGACGGTTTTCTGAGGGTACGGCAGGAGGTTCAGCATCGTCGTCTCCGTTTCAATCCTAGGAAGCTGTTGCTCAGCTATTATTAAGACTGTAACGGAAAGGTTTTTGGCTGTCTAGCCTTTTTAAGTAGCTGATCGGTGTTTTATCCAGAGCGTCCGCGCGCTCATGGTGCCGAGGACCGTTTCAAGGAGGAAGAGGTACATCGGCCACGGCTGAACGAAGAAGGTCCAGGCGGCCCAGATGATGCAGCCGAGAAGGAGCAACGCCGACGCGAGCTTCACGTTGCGCGCCATCGTCCAATAACCGCCGAAGATAACGGCGGCGCCGACAAGCTGGATCGCGTCGGAGATGCTTAACATGATCAATCTTTCTTATGGCTCAGGCTGCCGAACTCGTTGACGCGTTGCGGGCGCAGACCGTTGATCGCGTGCTTGTCTTCGGTGCTGGCGTGGATTTCCGCCGATGAGATGCCTGCGAGGCCGGCATATATTCTGAGGCAGATGCGAACGTCGCAAAGCTCTTTGACCGCTTCGACAATGCTCGGCTTCGTGCCTCGCGCGACCTCTTTAATGACCGCCTGCTGGACCACGGCCTCGATCTGGTGAGGCGGAACACCAGCGGCGAAGCAGAACTCGACGTATTCTTCGAGTCCCTTCAGAGCCATCGGCCGCGATGCCGGCTCGACGCCGCCGGATGCTTCAAGGAACTGTCGGCGATACTGCTCGGCGAACTTATTGATCATCGTTCTCTCCTAGTGACAGCAGTCGGGGGCAGTCGTCCCAATCGATGAAGCCATGCGGACACGGCGGCGTATATCTGTCGTGCGGGTTCGTCCGAACCGGCGTCGCGATGCTGTCCTTCAGGCAGCACGGCTGGCCCTTCATGCACGGCACTTCCATCGGGCACACGCCGATGCCGCTGGCGGGACAATCCTGGCGACGGCTGCCGTCCAGGAGTCGCCACTTCAGCCGCTTCAGAAATCGCCGCATCACCCGCTCCCTTTCGCGCGCCACTTGCCGTTCCAGAACGTGACGATCGCGCGCTTGCCGTTCTCGTAGGTGAGAATCTGCGAGTGCGACCACGAACTCGGGCCGTGTGTCCAGTCGGGATCGAGCACGCCGCAAGTGCCGGACGTGAAGACGCCATCGACGATCGAGGCCGAATGCTCGTGACCGCGGTTCATGCGGCGGCCCATGCGAGCGTAGGCCAGCGGGCTACCAGGGCGGCCGTTGGGGCCGGTGTCGCCGTGCATACCGTTCTCGATGCCGCCGTGATCGTCGGGGCACAGGATGAAGCTCTCGTCTTCTGCGAGGAACTGCGCCAGCTTCTCGGGCTTCGCGACGCCGATCTCCCGAAGCGCAAGGTAGAGGTAGTTCGGGCTCAGGCCACGGTGGATGCAGTCGTAGACACGAGCCGACATCGCAAGCCAGAACTCGCAGTTCACCGGGTCTTCGCGGCCGTCTTGCTCCTGAAGCCAGCGAGCGAGATGGTGATGATGGTTGCTATCGACGATGACGCTCTTGCACCACGGCCGGAAGGCGAGCCGGAGGAACGCTGCGACGTCGGTCACTTCTTTGCGGATGTCCTCGGCGCCTTGGATGTAGCGGCGGAACATCGTGTGCGGGTTCTTCATCTCGTGATGCGAGCGACCGCGGAAGTGGAGAACGTCGTGGAGGAACTGGTACTCCGGCTTCAACTCATCGAGCATGCCGTTGGCGCCCCAGGCGATATCGTACGCGCCTTTGTCGCCCTCAGCGACGTGGATGTCGCCCCAGGTGATGCCCTTGACGCGATGGCCGGTCGTGACCTCGCCGTCCTTCACCCGCATGTCGTAGGCGTAGATCACGCCTTCGCTGTTCGCGTTGAGTTGGATAGGGAACCAGTCGCCGTCGCTATCGACCTGGACGAGCAGCCCACCGTAGCAATGATGGAACTCGGCCTTCAGCCCTTCCTTGCGCTGGATGTAGTTGCGCTGCGTGAGGGTGCCGGTGGTGTAGTTGAATTTCGCCGGCTCCCCTCGGGCCGACGCGATCGACTGCATCTGAATCTTGACGTGAGGGAAGATGCCCGAGCGACGGCCGGTGTAGACTTCGAGCCCGGAGAGCGGTCGTACCGCGGTCGGCAGGATGTTCATCTCGCCGCACCAGACGAGCCCAGGCGCAAGCTCCTCACGGGTGTCGCAAAGGTACGGCTCGATCCGAGAATCCCACCAGCGGTCCTCGCTGCCGCCCAGGCGCTCGCGTTTGGTGAACGCCCCTTTGTCACCCTTCGCGCCGAGGCCCAGCTTCATATAAGCGAACCGGGAGACGAGCAGATCGGCGTCGAGGTAGTCCTTCAGCGCGAGCATGTTCTGCCACAGCTTCTCGTGCAGCTTCGTGTTGTTCTGCGCGCACGTCAGGATGTAGGAGTAGACCTGACCTTCAGGCGGCGTCTCGAAACCGCCCGGCTGCATGGCGCGAAGCTGACCACCGGGCCGCGGCTTCGATTTCGGTGTCGCATTCGCAACGACATCTTTGTGTTGGGTCTTCGGCTTCGCACCGACCGACAGAGGCTCCATGAGTCCTTCCGCCACGGCGGCGTGATACACTTTGAGGAAGCTGACCCACGACATGTTGTCGTCGGTGCCGCGGATCGAGCGCCACGATGCTTTGAGGCTGCCCTTTTCTTTGTAGAGCTTCACGAGCTTCTTCGGTGTCATGGCCATTGTCGGCGCTCCATAAAAGCAACAAGAATCTCGCCGTGGCACGCCTTCGGCTTGCACACGCATCCAATCGTTTTGTCGGTGAGAACTTCGCGGGCGCGTTCAACAATCTCCGGGTGATCGCGAAGGTGTTGCGCGTAGAGCATGAGACACTTATCCCGGCCGTAGACTTCGACGCGAAACGGATTGCTGAAAATGCTCGGCCGCAAGATCGACACGTCGTAGCGTTCGCCGCTTCGGATGTTGATCACACGAGTCATGGAGTGCCGAGCAAGGTGTAGACGCTCGCCTGCCGGTTCGTTGGCCACAGACAGAAACGGAGAAAATGATCTGTGTTCGCCCCAATCCTTGGTGCTTCCGTTGACACTCGGCACTCCACTTTCTCAAACGTACAATAGGCCCTGGCAGGAGTCAATGTAGCTCGATAGCTATTTGATAATTCCGGTAAGCTTTTGATAACCGTACAGAGCTATAAGCGCTGCTTCGGCGATGCCGTCCTTGTACCCGCCGCGAGGACCGATGAAGTCCTTGGTCTGCTTAGGGAACAGTTCCATGATGCGGATCACGGACGTTGACTTGTCGGCCTTGACCTTCATGGCCGGCTTCCAGACAGACGGCGAAGCCTCGGTGATTGGCGTGCGCGACGCTTGGAAGATGCCAGTGATGCGGCCCGTGGCGTATCCAAAGTTGAACATGCTCACCGTGCCTTGGTCGGGACGGGCGCCTACCTTCTCGATGAAGAGATGGTCGGCCGGCAGGATCAGGATATCGAGCAAGTCCATAAGCTCGGGCCACACGACGAACTTGCCGGCCTTCGGGATTTCGAGAGTTACAAGCGACGTGCCGTCGTACTTTGCGACGCCACCGCTCTTGCCTGGATCGACACCAACAACGCTAAGCATGGTTCAAGCCTTCCTCGATTATTGATTGATGGCAGCGAGGTCGTTTAGGTCGAAGGCTGCGGCCTCTTCGTCTTCGATACGTTGCCGCGCAACATCGACATACTTCGACTCTTTTTCGATTCCGATGAACCGCCGGCCTTCACGAAAAGCGGCCAATGCCGTTGTTCCCGACCCGATACAACTGTCGAGAATAACGGCGTTACGCTCTGTGTATGTTCGGATCAGATACCGAAAGAGATCAACCGGCTTTTGAGTCGGATGAAGGCCGACTTGAGAACTGTGCTTCGGGAACAGCAAAATCGACTTCGGGTATTTCAACCCGCTAAGGTCATCCGGCGCACGGCCCGAAATCAGCCTCGTCTCGGATACGTTCTTCGTCGATCCGCCCTGCTTATGGTTGGGCCGTCCCGGCGTCATCTGCGGGTTGTAGGAGCACTGCTTATCGTAAAACACCAGCACGCTTTCATGCTGCTTTAACGGTTGCCGCTTCGCGTTCGCGAAGTTAGTCGGGTTCACTTTGTCCCAGACCCATTCGTATTTGAACATCTTGGGGTTGGACATGACCAGCGCACTTGTGAACGGCTGGCTCGCCGTTAACACGATTGCCGACCCCGGCTTGATAACGCGCTTGTACTGTTCCCACAGCGGCTCGAACTGAACCACCGCGTCCCACGGGCAATACGTAGTTCCGTATGGAAGATCGCAGAGGATCATGTCCACGCAAGCGTCGGGAATGCGCCGCATGACGGCAAGGCAGTCGCCTTCGTGGATTTTGTTGATCAAGGCGTCCATAATCACGCCTTCCGATACCTCTGCCCGCACCAGCCCTCGACGTTGATGGGGCAGCCGGGCAACCATGCTGGTGTCACCATCATCAAGTCCTCGAACTCTCGCTGCGTGCCGTGGCTCGCTTCGGCTTCCGAGATCACTTCGTCATGGACGGTGAGCACGATCGGATACTGCGCAACCTCGACGCGGCCCATCGCTTCGGCCAGGATGTCGCGCGAGATCGCCTGCACCACGTTCTCCGTGAGCATGCCGCCGTATGTGCGAATGAAATTCCAACGGCCGCCGAGCTTGCTATCCCGGCCCCAATAGCCGATCTGCTTCTTGTTCCAGGGCTTGCCGTCGCGGCCGAACATCTGAACAGTGTCGAGCCGTGGCTCGCGATACCAGAGCTTGCGGCCGTTCGGCAGCTTGCACGAAAGCCATGTGCCCGCTGCATCTGTCTCGACCTGATACGTGATGCCGTTGAAGTCGAAGGCTCGGCCGGGATACATGACCGCGCTGACCGCGGCTTCTTCGAGCCCGTACCAAAGCAGCTTCACTTTCGGGAAGCTCTCGCGATAACCGTTGACGAGAAACTGTGCCTGCTCGTCGGTGAGGATGACCTTGTAGTCTTTCTTCGCCTGCTCTTGCAGCCGTTGCCAGCCCATCTGGTATCCGCAGTTGCTCGCGCAGAGCGGAAGGCCACCGCCGGGCGATCTAACGAAGAAGCGGTGCCGCGGCCCGCATTCGATCAGATCGTACACGTTCACGGGAGCGTCGGTTGAGCACTTGCTGCGATCGCGTCGCCATGCGGACGTTGCCGATTTCGTAATTGCCGTCGTTGTTGACGCGATCAATTTCGAGAGAAGGGTTGTTCCAGCCGGCAACCATTTGAATGTCGATAAGGAAGTTGCGCCGATCGAGCCAGTCGATGCAGACTTGGATTCCTCGCGCGCCGTAGTCGATGAAGCCAGGGTTATCGGAGTTGAGGCATCGGGAGAGCATACCGGCGTGGCGAGAAGCCCACATATTGCGGAGAGTGTCGTCAGGCATGACGTCGCCGTAGCCTTCGTTCTCTCGTATCCACTTCGCAGTCGCTTTCTTAGCGCACGCATTGCATCGCGTGGTGCGAGCGCTTCGAAGGTTTGAGATGTTGACCTGCGTTTCTGAACCGCAAACGCACACGGCGTAGACAGCGGTGATCCCACCGCGCGGGCCTGCTCGGAAGCCGGCAATCGTGAGATCGCCCAATCGTGAACCGACTGTTGGTATCTCGCGCTCGCGTTGACGACCGCAGACGCGGGCACCCAATCGTCGGGGGTCATCATCATATGATCCGGCGTAACCCCAATCCCCGCTAAGCGGGTTGTCGGTTTCTTTCCTTGGTAATGAGGACCGTCGTGGTTCACCCATTCTTCACCGTCCCATACCTTGTCAGCCGTGGTCACATCGACGATACGAATCCAACCTCGATCCGTAAGGACTTCGGTGTCGGCCTCGAAGCAGCCGAGGATCGTGATCTTGCCTAGCTGCCGCTCGTTCGGGTCTTTCTCTTTGTCGATCGGCCGGTTGTAGAGCTTCTGCGCCATGACGCAGTAGATGTCTGGGCCTTCTTTGCGATCCGACTTCAGGAAAGCTTCGAGCGCGTCTTCCTCCCCGGCGAGCCACATCGTCACGCGCGCCTCGATCGCGCTGAAGTCGGCGACGCGGTAGGTCTTGCCCTTGGCCGCGATGAACATGCCGCGAAGCGCAGACGCGATTGCGTCCATCGGATCGCCGTAGAACATCGTGAGCAGATCGGCGCTGCGGCACTTGATGGCCGCGATCAGGGGCTCGATGCCCTTCTTGACGATCTTCGGGTTGCCACGGGGGAAGTTGTGCGGCTGCACGAGGCGCCCAGCCCAGCGGCCGGTGCCGGCGCCGTGGTACTGCATCATCCCGCGAACACGGCCGTCCTCGCACATGCAGTCGATCATGCGCTTCAGCTTCTTCGTCGAGCCGCGCGACAACTGCTGGCGGATACGGAGGACGCGCTTGACCTTGGGCCACGCCTCGTTGTTCTCGCTGTCGTCCAGCGGTGGGCCGCCGTTGTCGCCGATACCGGCGATCTCGTCCTCGTCCTCTTCCGGCTCTTCGTCGAAGTCTTCGTCGCCCTGGTCGATCGCTTGCTCGACGATATCCTTCGATAAGCTTTCGAGAATCACGCCGTTCTTCGCCGCCCACTCTTTGATCTTCGCGACTTGGTTGCCGGTCGTAACCTCGCCGCCCGTCAGAGTCATCAACTCGGCGGTGAGTCTCGTCTCGACGTCGTGAATGATGCTGAGCGCGGATTGGACCGCTTCGATATCAACGCGAACGCCACGCCAGTTGATCTTTTGGTCGAGTACCCAGATCACGTACTCGGCGTCGTCCATGTCGCCTATCGTTTGGCCGAGAAGGTCTTCCGCCTCGACGTCTTGATCGCAGTAGTCCTGAAGCGCCTGGAAGAGCGTACGGTCGTCGCCCCATTCGCTCGGCGTCGGCCCGTTGGCATCCGCCCATAGCGTCGGGATCGGCGGCAGGTTGAGGACCGCTTGGTAATGTGCATCCTTCTGCTCTTGCGTTGGCTTGGGCTTCTTCGGCAGCGGGTGAACGCCGTGCTGCTCAGCCCACGCGAGGATGTCCGCCTTCAGCGGCTTGCGCGGTTTGCTGAGCTTCTGAAGGAGGTACTTGCCGTGCTTATCTTTCTGGACGTCGAGATCGAGAACGCGGCCGACTTCATCCAGGCCGAGAGGCAAGGCGCGTTGTGCGCAGCGAGCTTGCGTGTCGTACCAGCGCTTCGGCATCGGAATGCCGAGCTTCTTGTGCAGTTGGTTCAGCCAGATCGACTGCTCGAACAGCGCGTTGTGCGCCTCGATCGTGCCGCCCTTCTCTACGAAGTCGATGAGTTCTTGGGGGAACGGCAGGCCCGGCTTCCACCGGCCACGTTTACCGCCCGGCAGCTTATACGACATCGTTTGGATGTGCGTGGACGGATGCTCGGAATACTTCACGGCGCCGACGTTTTTAAGATCAGCCTCACTGCCGGTCTCAAAATCGACGGTGGCGCGATGAGCGCTGAGGAGCCGGTTGCTCACGGGTACGCGCCCGATGACATGTTTTCGGCGACGGATCGCACGCGGCTCGGATAGTCCTCTTCCTTCAAGTTGAACCCGGTGCCGGCTCTCAGCGAGGCGGTGTCAACCAAGTCCATGTTGAAGTGATCGACTTCGAGCGAGTCCATCGCGTCGAGCAGATCGTGGCAGAGCTTGTCATAGAACTCATCCGAGACAAGTGACTCGTTCAGGTGATAGTAGGCGTAGCTCGTGACCAGATACCAAGGCACGAGCATCGACGGCCCGTAGTTGAGCACGGCGACCTCGCACAGGCTCTCGATCTTCTCGCGGTCAATCGCCATGACGCAGCGCCTTGATCGCTTTGCTCACGCCTGCGAGAGCCTTTGCGCGGCGTCGAGCGGCCGTGCGTCGCCGGTCCTCGCGAACACTCATCTCAATGTGTCGGGATCGAAGGCGGAACCGGAGCGTGTGGACCTTCGTGCAGTCGCAGCAGCAAAAGCGGAACCCCTTGCGTGATGGCTGAAGCCAATAGCCCTCGGGCTTCTCCACGCCGTCTACGAACACCACGTACTGCTTTTTACGTGCCATGGTGCGCGCGTCTCCGGGAAAGGAAAAGGTGAGCGGCTAATGGAGTTGCACCACTTAGCCCGGATATAGGCCACCGCTCGCAGTTTGGGTCTCACCCTTGGGAGGAATAATGAGACCGCCTTCGTTAAATCAGTCGAGATGGATCAGCGTGACTTCCGTCGTCGCGTTGCAATTCACCGCGTCGTAATGGCCGAAGCTCTTGACGTGAACGACGTGCGGCGTAGTCGTGTCCGGCACGAGGTCAATGTCTGCGAGGATGATGCTACGAACTTGCGGCGGGATACCGTTGTCGAGGACGTGAACGCCGTCCTTCTCCGTGAGCAGCGCCGTGTACGCCGCAGCTTTCGAGGAGAAGTATTTGTCGATATTCCACGACATGACGATCTCCGGGTTTGGAAAAAAGCGCGGAGGGCTTCGCACCCTGCCTTGCCGACCCTCGTGTCGGTTGCACTTCCTGAGCCTTACGAGCGCAGGAGCGGGTCTTCTTCCGGTCGAGACCGGATTTAGAACGGGATTTCGTCGTCGAGGCCGGCCATCGGGTTGTGCTCGGACTTGCCGCCCTGCACACCGTCGAACCGGCTCATGAGACCGCCGCCGCCACCGCCGATCGGATCGCCGGTACGCACGAGACGGGCCGAGTTGATGTAGAACTTCAGGAACTTGCCCTGAGCGGTCTTCGTCGCCTTGACCACGATCTCGCCGATGCCGTAGCCACCGCCGCGGAACGCCTGCTTGGCTTTCGCCATATCGACGTCCGAAGCACGGTTCAGCGTGACCACCTTGCCACCGTCACGCATCGAGAGCAGCGGCGGGTAGTCCTGGTTGGCCGAGACCTTGATGATCTTCATGCCCTTGTAGTGGCTGAAGTCAGCGACCTTCTTCTTCTCGGCAGCCGCCTTCTCTTTCTTCTCGGCGAGTTGATCGCCGTCGATGATCGGCCAGTTGAGTTCGCTGGCAGCGACCGCTTCTTTGACGTTGATGTCGGGCCATTCCTCTTTCGCGACTGCGACGAGCATAAGCGCGAGGGAGACCTCGACGAGATTGCCGTTCTGATCTTCCAGGAATTTGCCGATCATGTCGGGCTTCAGGATAAGCTCCGACGAGAAGGTAGGATCGCCCTTGGCCTTGCCATTCTCTTCGTAGGCTTTGGCCGTAACGAGGGAGTTCGAGTAACAGAACCGAACCTCCGGGGTAAGCAAGCGTCGTGATGCACCAGCCATGTCAGTTCTCCAAGGTCATTAAGTTGAAAAAGCCAAATGAGTAAATTCAGCTTGTCCAGATTTCTATGCTAGTTTCCCCGACTGGTCAAGCTATTTTAAGTAGCTTGGAAGGGTTAATTTTTGGGGCGGCTCTTGACCAGCTTGCGGTGGTACTGCCGGGCCTCGTACCAGCGGCGCACCCACACGGGACGCGTGCCCGAGCCCGAGACGTTGATCCACATGAAGGGACGCTGGCGACAGACCATGATCAGCAGAGCGGCTTACGGCAGATCGGGCAGTGTCGTGTCTCCGGGCACCAGTAGCAGGCGCCGCCGAAGGCGTGCCTCACCCTCTGCCACCAACTGAATGATCGCATCGTTCGTCTCCACATCTAAACCGGCGTCTTCGAGTAGACCGAGAACCGTTTCTTCCAATGTGCTTGGCGCGTTGTCGGGTTCGTTCGGTCCTGCGTCATCAAAACGACGAGCAGTCATTCGGGGATGTCCACGCCGCGCAGCCGATCTTCCGTGAGCATCACGTCGAACTTGCTCATGAGAGGCACATGCGCCTCGCGCTTATCATCGTCTCGCGCCAGCGTCAGGCCGCTATCGGGCATGTAGCCCCACACGCGAACGAATTTACTGGCGCCGTCGAGGTTCTTTTCAAGCTGTGCCGGCGAGAGGAGTGCTGGCTTCGTGAACGCTTCGTCGCCCCACTTCGCGCGTGCTGCGTCATCGACGCTGACGACGGACTTCGTGCCATCTTCGGCCGTGATCTCCATCGACTTTTTGTAGACGCGGTTTGCTTTCTGCTTCACAAGCTTGTGGCCCTTGACCGTAGAGCCGCTGAGCGCGCGTCGCAGCGCTTCTTCCTGCATGCGTTCAAGTTGCCGGCGGATGATGTCGCCCTTGACCAGGAAATCACCAAGCTCTTCGTCGGTCAGCGTCTCGGGGTCGCTGGCGATGTTGAAGTTGGAAAGCTCGCTGTTCACCAGCGGGCAAGAGTTGGCATACTTCGCGGGGCAGAAGCGGCACCACTTGCCCAGCGTGAGCAGCGCATCGGGATCGCGGGTGTCCTGCATCGCCGGCACGGCTTCGTTCTCGAACCAGCCTGTGATCGCGGCAGCCGTGGTCTCGAACTCGCGGATGCGGCCTTTCGGATGCGGCATGCGCGGCTGCACGATCGTCAGGATGACCTTCTCGACGTCGGCGGCGCCGGGCAGGTTCTCGATCGCCAGTGCGGCGTAGTATTTCGGTTGCGGGTAATCCGGCTCGACGCAGACCATGCCGTTCTTGTAGTCGATGACGTAGAGCAGCTTCAGCTTGCGGACGTGCAGCATGCAGTCCGACGTGCCGTAGGCATCTTCGTCGAGGACGGAGCCCATGCCTTTTTCGACATATAGCACCGGATCGAAGTCTTTATACTTCGTGATGAGATCGCGGATATAGGTGAGATACCGCTGCACGGAGTCAGCCATCTCTTGGTCGCACTCGAAGGTCCAGTCATCGACCTTCAGCTTCGTGCCCATGTGCTCCCAGGCTTCGGTGCCGGCGTCGAGGGATGTCTGGCAGATCGTGTGTGCGGCAGTACCGAGCGCAGCGGCCGGGGAGCCACGCTGCATCAATTCGGGGCTGGCCTGCGTGAGCTTGCGAATGAGGTTATTGCTGCCCTTGCAGTGCATCCAGCGATCCGCGCTGCTGGCGCCGACCTTGGAGTGATGAATCTCTTCGACCTTGACGAGCGGGGCAAGGGACGAAAGGTTGGCGCCGTCAGGCATTAGACCACTCCTGCTGAGGCTGCGCTGACGCGCGTCCAGACGATGGCATTGTGGCCACTCTCGTTCGGACGGCGCTCTCCCGTGTCGATCACGTCCCCGCTATGCACGAGTTCGCTGACGCGTGGTCGGATCGCCAGGATGCTTCTGCCTATATCGGCAGCGATCTCATCGGCGGTCATGCGCCGGCCGGTAAGAACGTCGCTGACGCGATCTCGAAGGTTGCTCGCTCGCGGTGCGATAGCCGCCGCTGCGATTGCGGAAGTCTCGCGGGCTTTGAACCCAGGCTCGTTCGGATACATCGTCATCTCCCTGTTGGCGCCCATCTCCCCAGGAGCCCGCCGCTGTGCCTAGACGGTGGTCCCTTGTCGGGGCCGGCTAGAGCGGTGTTGCTCCTGGGGCGGGACTTCTGAGCGGCGGCTTTACGCCATCGCCTCCATCTCGATCTCGTCCTTCACGGTCTGAAGATCGGCCTCGGGCAGTTCCGAGGTACGAGCAACGCCGTGCTGTGCGAGGATGTCTTTGATCTTCGCGACCGCGACCTTCTTGCTCTGCACGGTCTTCGTGATGAACGCCTGCAAGCCATCGGCCGTCAGCTTGTCATCGTCGCCCGCCGCAGCGCCTTTGCCCGCATTCTGCGTCGTCGGCGCCGGATCGTCGGGGATGTCGCTCGCCGCGGCGCCGTTGGCGGCCGGCTTCGTGGTTGCAGCGGCGCCCTTGCCGGCAGTCGTGTCATCCGGGATTTCATCGACGGCCGGGTCTTTACGTTCGCCGCCCGTGCTGATGTTGTCCGGCTTCGGCGCCGCCTCGGCCGGCACTTCGCCCGAAGTGCCCTTCGGCGCCTTGTCGGCCTTCGGAGGCTTGTCGGCCTTCGGAGCCTTGTCGGCCTTCGGGGCTTTGTCGCCGGCAGGCTGAGTCTCGGTCTGCGTGGTCGTCGCCGTCGTGGCGTTGAGCGCAACCGCCGCGGTATCGGTCTTCGTACCACCGGCAGCCGTGTTGCCTCGCAGGCCGTCGATCACTGTCTGACGGGCCAGGGACATCAAGGTCGCGGCGGAAGCGGCAACGTCATCGCTGCCGTTAAAGTTCGCGTGTAGCGTGACCTCGCCCTCGACGGGCTCGTATTGCGCTGCCTGCACTTTGCGCGAAAAGCGCACGCTGATACCGGAAACATCCATGTCGTCTCTCCTGGTTTAGGATATTAAATTTGTGAAAGTGACGTTATGGCTACTTTCCGTAGCTGTCAAGCAGCTTGTTTCAGCGCGTCGCTTATAATATGCCAGAGCATCTCGACCGGCGCCGCGTCGTATCGGTTGAACTCGTTGTCGGGATGGCCGCCGACCGGGACGAAGACACGCGGCCGTGCAGCAGCGCCTTGCGCCACGGTCGGGCCGTCCTTCTGTATCAGCGTCACAGTGATCTCGGCCGTGACACTTTCATGAAGCGTGCCGGCATCGCAGCGGTACTCTTCGCCCGCGTGAACGATCTGCGTGTCGTTAACAAATAAACCGTATGTGCCGGGATCGCGCTGTTGGAGCACCGTGTCCTCGCACAAGTCTTCGCCAAGCATCCGCGTGTGCGGCTCGTAGAAGTTGCCGATCGGTAGGTTGATGGCCTCGATAAGGCCGGGCCACGGGCCTTCCTCATACTCGACGTTGATCATCCGGCCGCTCAGGACGTGGCTCGTGAAGCCGAAGACATGATCGTGGATCGGCGTCGGGAACTTCTGACGCGGGATACGGAGATCGCCGAAGACATGCAGCCGGACGCGATCATCGAGATCAAGCTGGATGAACCCATTGCCGTGAACGCGTGGCCTATGCGTCTTCGAGAAGTTGAACTCGTCCATCAAACCGGCTAGTTGCCCGAGCGAATGAAGCTTGCCGCCGGACCAGCCGTGGTAAGGATTGATTGTGAGCGGCTTCATGACGTTCTCTCCCTACGCGTGATGACGAAGGCTCTCGCCGGGGCATTCGGGCGCGAGATTGCCGAGCTTCACGCCCCTGCGGAAATACTCGTTGAGTCTAAACGTCGGGAAGTTGCTGCCGCGGCTCGTCGTCCGGCGTAGCAGTCCGCATTCCAGACACAAGCAGTCGAGGACGGCGACGATGTGACCCTTCCGTCGCCCAAACGCGACCGGCAGCCTGTGCCAGCGATGCCGTGGCATAGGAACGCTACGGCTTATGCTCTTGCTCACGCTGATCTCCTATCGAGCGTGTCGTATATGATGTGGCTTTTTTCTATGGTGGTGCCGAGGATGCGTTCGCAGAGCGAGCCTTCGGCGACCATCAACTGCGCCGTGACGTTGTTGTGCTGGCCCATGCGGTGGCAACGATCGACGCACTGCTCATTGTCCTTCGGAACCCATGACGGCTCGGCGAAGACGACGTGGCTCGCGACGTTCTGGAGTCCGTCGATGCCTTCGCCGGCAGCGATCATCTGCCCGAGGAAGATGCGTGGCGCGGTCTTCTCCAACCGCTGAAAGTCCACGACGCTTTTGTCTTTGGCCGTGCTGCTCATGCCGCCGCGGACCATGACCACGCCGTATGCCGCAAGCTCCTTCGCGAGGTAATCCATCACGGTCTTGTGGTGCGCGAAGACGACGACCTTCTTAATCTCGACGGTATCGAGCAGGTACTCGATATGAGCTTTGACGCTCGGCGCCATCGCTTCGCCCATCTCGCGACGAACTGTCGAGACTTGGCCCCATATCTCGGCGAACGGGTCGTGAAGATCGGTGATGTCGAAGTGGATCAGCTTCTCTTTCGCGAGAATTTCCTTGATCCGGCCGTCCGGCTCGACGTAGGTGAGTTCGTATTGTTTGTCGGGAAGGTCTTCGAGGACGTCTTCCTTCAGCCGGCGGATCATGAAGTTGCAGCGCAGGCGCGCTTGTAGCTCGGGCAGCCGGCCCTTCTCTTCGCGAACGAAGCCGGACTCCATGCGACCGCTCGGGTTGAAGCGGAAGCAGAACTCCTCTTCCGTCATCCAGTCGATCGACTCGTGGCAAAGTCCCTTAGCCAAAGTAAAACACTCGCGCGGACGATTTGGCAGGGGCGTTCCCGTGAGCGCGACAATCTTCTCGACCTTCTCGGCGAGGATCGCAGTCTTGAACCGGCCGCGGCCACCGCCGAACAGGGCGCGCGTGCGGCTGGCTGACGGGGTTTTGAGGTAGTGCGCTTCGTCGAGGACGATCATGTCCCAATCGCGAGCGCAGAGCGCTTCGTGCAGATGCTCGTTGCGCAGCAACTCGTACGAGATGATCGTGTAGTTGGTCGTCGGGGCGATGCCATGGCGGGAGCTACCGACGAAGACGGCGCGCACATGCGGTATGGTGCTCCACCGCCGAACCATCTTCTGCCATTGCTTGCGCACTGACGCAGGACAGACGATCAGGACGTGGTGATAGCCTTTTGCATTCGCTATGCCGATCGCCTGCACGGTCTTGCCCAGGCCGGGCTCGTCGCCGATGAGCACGTTCTGATGCGCCAGACCATAGTCGATGCCGGCGGATTGGAATGGGCGATAGTCGAGCGGGTTCCCAAGCTCGTCTGTGACAGGATGCGGATGCTTGCTGCTCGATACTTTTGCCCAGGACTGTTCGTAGTCGGTCCAGAGATTTGCAAGCTGCGCTTGCGCCTTCGGATCGGCGTCTTTGTAGTAGGAGAGCGCGGCGTAGGGTGACTGCGTGAAGTAGACCTTATCGCCGTTGGCAGCGCGTATCTTCGTCGAGAGCGTGAGCCCTACGGCTTCGGCGCGCGCGTTATCGTTCGAGACGACAACGAAGTCCTTGGTGTTCTGATTGAATTTCAGGCTCGCCGCATCAACCATCGTACTGCTCGCACATGCGGTACTCACGGAGCCGCTGGCGCATAACCTCTTCGGCAGCTATCGCGCGGTCCCACTCGTCTTCGTCGCGGTAGCCGAGCACGGCGTCGCGAATGAGCGCGTCGATGATCTCGGGGTTGAGCGCGTCAAGCTCCCACGACTCGTCGCCGAACTTTTCACGGTAGCCGTCGCTGCGCGAGTCGGTCAGCTTGACGGGATTGGGCGGCGGGCTGTGCTCCTCGATCTGTTCCCAATTCAACGCCATGCGTCGAACGGTGACGAAATTGCCGAGGAAGATGTCGAGCCGATCTTGATTGTCGCGTGTCATATCGACACCGCTCGGATCGTGATCGCCGAAGTGCAGGATCACAACCTGCTGATTGGCGTTGTTAAACCGGCGAAAGCGATGGCTCGCGCGCCACTGCTCGGATTGGGATGAGTACCCGCGGCATGCGAAGTACGGCACGTCGAGGTCGCTGCACGCCGGCTCGACGACACCGATCAGCGCTTCCTTCTCGATCCAGACCTCGACGCGAGTGCCTTGCTGAGACCATTTGTCGATCGCGAATAGATCGACGGCCGTCTGAAGGATGTCGCCCTGGCTCGCCCAGTGCGAGTTGCTCGTGAGATGGCGCGTGCGGTCCTCTATCGCGTCCCAATCGATGAGGCCCGCAAGCCTCGCATCGTTGATCACGCTGCCGAGGCGTTTGTATTCGGGTTGCTTGTTCGGGAGCAGGCCGCGCGCGACGAACTGATAGTAGAGTTGGCGCAGCGTGAGCGTGAAGCCCTTGCCCATGTACTCGTCGCAGATCACGTTCGCCTGGGCGATGAGCTTCTGCGAGGACGAGTTGAAGCGCTTCTCGATGTATTGTTCGAGCGGCATGTCAGGGAGCCCGCGCCACAGGAACCTTGCCCTCGCCATCGCATGCCGGGCAGTCCACGAGTGACGGCGCGTCACCTTCGAGGAAGTCCAATGCTGAGCTTACGAGGCCGGTGGCATCGCAGGCGGGACAATCGACAGGAGGTACATTGGGTTGCGTCATGATGAAAGTAACTTAATAGCTACTTTCACTCCCTGTCAAGCGTCTTTATCCGCTTGTCCCATCATGTCGGTATTGGTCTCGACTTCGAAGACTTGGCCCCTGCCGCGGTTCTTCAGCCGGACTTTCACCGGGCTATCGACGTACGTGATCGGATGTCCATCGGGCGCCTTCTGCCACAGCAGCAGTAAGTCCTTCTCGATCGCGTCAACGGAAGGCTTGGTCGAAAGGTTAACGTATTCTTGCAAGCGATCGACTTGCCCTTTAGCCCATTGCGCTTCTTCACCCGTGCCACGGGACAGTTCGAGTAGCCCGATGACGCGGTTCTTCTTATTCGACCGCGGCGCTTCGCCGGCAATGTACTTCGCGACCTCGTTAACCGTGTATGGCATGCCCTTCGAATGGGTGAAACGCTTCTCGTGCCGCAGCAGGTTCAACTCGGCGATAACCATCGCATATGCCGTGCGCTTGCCGAGTGCATCCGGGCCGACGAACACTTCGCCGCTCTTCTTGATCGGGACGACACCCGTGCGCGGCCGGTTGAACTTATCAATCTCGCCGAGCGGGACGATCTTGAACTCGAACTGCGCGTAGGCGCCGGACGGGCCACCTTTGATACGGGTGACTTCGAACTTGGCGCCCTTGACCATATCGAGTGGCGTTAGCTCCCAGATGGCTTCCGTGTTGTTCTCCATCACCGACGATCCCATGATCGTCAGGCGATCATCCTTCGGCGGGTGACAGGCGATCACAGCAGCAGCGCGGAGCGTGCGCGCGATGAACTCGGCGTGATGCCATGCCTTTTGCATCAACACGTCGTCGCTTTGGCTGGCGCCAGCGGTCGCGCGCTGCCACGTATCGAAGATCAGAAGGACGCTATCGGTATCCTCGATCTTTGTCAGCGCCCACCGAATGAAAGACTCACATGACTCGACATCGAGCAGATCGATGATGCCGCGCAAGAACCAGAAGTTCGGAATGTCTTCGACTTGGTTCTCGATGCCCCAGCCTTTGATCATGTCCGCGGTGCCGGTATCGTCTTCACCCGCGAGGTAGAAGACCTTGCGGCCGGGCTCAACAGGGAAGCCGTGCCATGCCTTACCCATCGCGACATGCAGCGAGAGATCGGTCAGCATGACGGTCTTACCACTGCCGCGCTTCGCGACGACGGCGCTCACGCCCTGCGCCGGCAGGATGTCGGGGATGATCATCTCGCGATGCTCGATCCCGCCGATACGAGAGAACGGGTACGCGAGTTTTTCCCATCGGTCGAGCTTCTTATTCTCGACGCGCTTCTCTTCCGCTTCGACGGCTTCAGTGCCGCCCGATGCAGCCATGGCGCGTTCCATCGCTTCGTCGAGCGCGGCAGTGTCGGTGCCCTTCGAACCCGGCCGCGTTTCCCGGTACTTCAGTGCGTTCTCCACCTTCACGGCGAGATCGGCCAAGTCCCAAGGCGGTTCGCATGTATCGTTCCACGATCGGCGTTCGCCGTCGATCAGGATCAGCGGCTCGGTCAGAAGCTCCAACGCCTTCAAGTCCGACACGCCGAGGTCGATGAGCCCGGCGGCCGTCAGCAGCGTGTGCTTGTCGCCTTCTTGTCCCTCGATCGCCGGCCGACGATTGCGGAGCCAGTCGCTTGCCATCTGAACGGCTTCGGGCGTATCGAGGTCGAAGACGGGATTGATGGTGGTCTCACCTTTCTCGCCTTGCTTCTTCAGCCGGACGATGACCCAAGCTGGCGGCGAGATGGGAGTCGCGTCGTGCTCGACAACGTATTCGCCCGGCGTGTCCTTCGGGTCGCACATGCCCGCGATGAGCTTCGAGTACGGGCCGACGACATAACCGCCAGGACCGCGAATGTCGATACCAGCGGGAAAGTTGTGCGCGTTCGCGGAAGCGAACGGTGCTTGGAGATAGAGATGCGTGCCGCCGGAAGGCGTGCCGACGGTGAACGTCGCGCCGCCCGTGATCGGATCGTTGCCGGGCTCCATCTCAATGTCCATGAGATGAACGTCGCCGAGCTTGCCCGGCTTGACGTCAACGTCGATGATGACGTGATGCTCGTCGGGATTGACGCCGTAGTTCATTGACGGGCTGGATTCAAACCACGCTCGGATCGTGACCTCATCGGTGGTGGCAACGTCATACCATGAATGGCCAGCCGGCGGCTCTTTGGCCCCGTCGCGCAGAGGGAAAATCTTAAAGCCCTGCCGAGCGAGCTTCGCAGCCCACTCACACGCTGGATTTAAAGATGTGTCATCACCGGCCAAGGATCATCTCCCTGCCGCGCTGGCGCTTGATCATGATGGGTACTCCGGCGGTTTAAAAGACGCCGGCTTCAATGAGATCGAGAGTCGTCTGCGAATATCGGATGATGCCACCGTGGCGGATCAGCGGCGGCATGCTACGGTTGCGAAGCGTGCGTTCCGTGCAGTTGAGCCGCTTCGCTGCGAGAGCCGGCGTCAGAAGCTTGTCGGTGCCGTGGAAAATCGCTTCGAGCAGTTCGGCGTTGCAGCCAAAAGCCTTCGCGATCTGCCTCACTGTGTATTTCGGGTCCATCGACTCCGACCAGTTCGGGTTGCCTTGGCCGGTGATCGCTCGTAGGACCGTCCGCTGGTGACAGCCAAGTGAGGCAGCCACCTGATTCAGTGAGACTTGCATACCGTCATCTCCCTTTTAACGAACCTTAACAGCTACATTCCGTAGCTGTCAAGCTACATTAAATGGGGCTAGACTCGGCCTCGGCCGCCGTCGCAAATATCCACCACGAAGCGCAGTCCCATCGCAATCACCTGGATCGCTTCTTTGCGCATCGCATCGAGATCGCGGCGCTTCTGGTTTGTCCAGACATGCGCCTTTAACTCGTCGAACTCTTCGTGCATGATCGCGAACTGCTCATGCGCGCTATTCGCAGCGACCGGAAACATCGCATACGCTCGTTCCAATTCCGCGACGGCTTCCGCCGCAACCTCAGTCGCGCCCATGATCGCTCTCCTGGTTTTATATACTGCAACCTATTGTCGGCTGGCCCCGATATAGACCGCGGGCTATTTACTGCTCGCCTTCGCCGCGCTCCTGCGGCGGTGCTTCGTACATCAAGCCGTCCATCCGAAGCTCGCGGTATCCCTCGCGCGCCATCTTCACGCATTCGGAAGGGTCGTGGCCCTCGCCATACTGCTCATCCAGCATCTCAGCCATGGCGCCGGCCAGGACCATGATCTTTCTCTCGAACTCACCCTCGCTGTGGCACTCATGCGGGAAGATGTCGGCCTGCTTCTTCAGAACACCGCCGACCGCGAGCTTCCGAGAGGACTCGACCTCGACGCGGATGAACCGCCGTCGCCCTACCGGCCGGGTTTTGTCTTCCATAAGCCTGACGTTGACGATGCTCATTTGAACCTCCTTAGTTTGTGTCTCGTTGCCGAGCGAGGGCGCCAGTATCGGCTTTGATCTGCCGCATGGCTTTACGGATGATCGAATCGTTGCGACGGCGCATCTCCCGGTTTTGTCCTGGGTGCGCCATCCGCTGCTGAAGGGCCTCCCGGCGTTCATCAAGGCGCAGTTTGCGATCGTCGTTATTCATTTCCGTCTCCGATTGATGGCGCGAATAAAGATGACCGTAACGTACGCCGGCCAGAGCAGCACGACAAAGGTCCAGGAGAGATAGTTCGTCTTGTGTCCGAGCATCTTCTGCCCGCGCAAGCACAACTCTCCGAACGCGGCTCCAATCGTCAGATACGCCGCGATGCTGAGGAGCCACTGAGTCATGATCGGTAGTGGTCCTTCAGCAGATAGAAGTCGTTCGCTGTGATGACTACTTGGAAGTCTTCGCCCTCCGTCACCACGGCGCTGGCGAGCGCGCGGATATCGTCGATGGCGCCTTCCTGAAGAAAGCAGTGCTCACGCGTAATCGCTTTGATCTCTTCTGGCATGCGCGTGATGATCTGCGAGATCGGCACGAACCAGAGCCAAGGTCGCGTGCGTCGCATCGCTCGCGCCACGTCCCTCGCGATCTCATCCCGCTCTTGCTTGATCCGCCGCTTCACTCGATCACAAGCATCGACGATCTTGTGCGCCGGGAGGAAGGCGTGTGTCTCAGCCGTCATCTTTGACCCGCTTCACGAAGTAGCCGGCGCCGGCTTTGTAGGTCAGTTCGAAGCTGATACCTTTTTGGACGCAGTGGTTGAGGACGTGGTGCAGCAGCGCGCCGATCTGGCTGTGCATACCGCTGCGGCCCTTCTTGTCGAAAGCTTCGACCGCTTCCTTGACGGCCTTTGCCGTTGGCCGTGGCCGTGCTTGCAGTGGCATGTAGATCATTCGTCAACTCCCGCGCAGTCTTCACATTCTTGGTTGCCGTCGTCGTTGCTCAGTCCTTCGGTGTCGCACCACCAGCCGCAGATCGAGCAGAGGAAGAGCATCGAGTCGAACTCCGCTTCGTCCTCGTGCGTGAGCCCGTTCTGCTCCATGCCGAAGAGAGAAAGCAGCGCGCCTTCGAGCGAGCCGCAGGAGCCGCGAAGATGGTTGCAAAGCTCTTCCATCTGCGCGTCGGTGAGCGCGTGGTCGCGCCGCGGAACCGAGTTCGTCATGCTGCCTTCTTCCCTTCCCAGAATTGGGTACTATGTCCTTCCCACCGCCGGTCCCATACGAACCAGGAGAAGTTGTGCCGCGGCCCGGCGTCGGGCCTATTCGGGTCAAGACCAGCTTTCACCCGTCGCTGCCGCTTCTGATCTTCGGTCAGCCACCAGTCCCATCGCGGCCGGCTGGTCAGCACGATCTCGAAAGCGAACGGCACCTTCTTGAATGGGCCGAAGGGCTGACGATCGAAGTAGCTCCGGCGCTTGCCGGCGTGATTGACCTCACCGCGAAGCAGCGCAGCGACTGTCTGCACCTTCGGCATCGACAGGGCGTGCTCGATGAACTCGTCTTGCAGATTGTACGGAGGGTTCATGACAATCGCTTCGACGCCTGGATCGAGCAGTTCGTCGTTCAAGAAGTCGCGAGCGCCAGCCGCGCGCACTGGATAGAGCGTTTCGTCGAAGTCGCTCATGTCGAGGTCGCAGGCGATGATGTCGCTGTAGGCGATGCCGTCGTCTTCCACGAGCACGTCGATGATGTCGCCACGGCCGCATGCCGGTTCGAGGATCAGCATGCCGGGCAGGTTGAGGCGGCGCATCAATGCGCGGGTCATCCAGTGCTCGGTGTAATACTTCTCGCCTTCGTTGCGCTCGAAGGCACTCTGCACCATCGCCTTGTCGCGCGTGATCATTCGTCGTCTCCGTCACCGAAGGCGGCGTTGGTCGTCCCCATTTCGTGGAGCGGGACAGTGCGCGTTACGTATCCAGGGCCTCGGTTGCCGCTCGGGCCACGCTTCACGCCTGCCGGCGGCGCTGGACGTGGCTGAGGCGCAGCGACGGGCTGTGCTGGTGCAGCGGGCGTCGTCACGGGATCGGTGGAACCTTGCTGCACGGCAGGACGGCCCTCATCCGCTGCGATGGCTGCTGTATCGGCGATCAGGTTGAGCATCTTCGCGAAGCGCGCCGGCTCAGATATCAGCGCGCCTACCATCGCCTCGTGCTCAGCCGTGGCGTTTTCAGGCATACCGGCGACCGCAGTCAGAAGCTCGACGCGGACCTCGTGCTTAACGGCATCGGCTTGCGACGCGAAGTCGCTCGTCGAACCGTCTGGGTTTTTCACCCGATAAACCTGGACAGCCTCGACCATGATCAGTTCAGCCGTGATCCTGGCACCGGGACCGCGAGTGCGAAGTCGTCGATTGGATCAGGCTGCGCGGATTGATCGACGGTGCTCAGCACAGCGATCCCGTGATCGATGTAGGCGCAGTCGAGGCCCGTCGAGCCGTCGCCGAAGGTCTTCAGCGGATCGAGGCCGAATGGTGCGACGATGGCGGGCCACAGCGCCCGCGTGGCTTCGCGAAGCAGTGCCTGCCGAGCCGCGACAAGCTGCTGGTGCTTCATGTCGAGCAGTTCCATGTCTTCCTTGAACTCATGCACGAGACCGTGGAACGCCTTGGCGGCGTCGAGCGCCATGCCAGTCAAAAGAAACGTCTTTGGATTACCCACGATCGTTCTCCCTCTTCTCAGTCTGCAAGACGCTATCGACGATCTGCTCGGCCTGCTCCCGCGACATCTCAGGGTGCGCAAGCATGATCTCACCCACCGCCCACGACCGACGTGTCTCGTCCGTGTTGCCGCCCTTGGAGATCGCGTTGAGCCGGCGCTGGGCCATCCCGAGTTGCGAGAAGGTGAGTCGCGTCTGCGTCATTTGTCGGACCTCGGGATCGGTGGGATGTCGAGCAGTGATGCAGCAATCGTCTTCCGGCTGGACCGGCGCTTCGGAAGGGAAGGGCTGCCGTGGTTATCGTCGCCGCGGTAATCGAGTGCGCGCTCGCGTTGCTCGGGCGTTAGCGTCGCCAGGAAACCAGTCTTCTCGGCGAGCACCTGCGGCTTGCGCTTCTCTCGCTCGATGGCGAGGTTGATGATCTCAGCGCTCCGCGTGCCGGCGATCATCTGCTACCCCTTGACGGCCATGCCGCCGATTGGCTCGCGGCGTGCGGGCTGCGACGGCTGTTGCGGGGAAAGCTCTTCGTCTGGGACCAGCATGTCCATGACGACCAGGACGTGTGGCGTGCCGACGCCGGCACCGCCCATGACAACGAACGGCTCGCATGTGTGCAGACGCCAGTTCGCCTTGCCGTGCTCTTTCAGCAGGGCTTGAAGCTCTTCTGGCGATGTGAGGAAGGTGAGATAGTCGTAAGCCATACCAGGGAACTTATAGAGCCATTCCCCGGCTGTCAAGCTACTTTATATAGCTGTCGAGGGTCTTCCCAATAAGGTTGAGCCCCGCACGGGTATCAGCCGCACGAGGCTCGAATTAGAAGGCACCCTGCTTCTTGCTATCATAAAAGCTATTGCCCTCTCTGAAACTGCGCATTGTCACTTATGCTATCAAAACAGATTTTGCGCAGCTTCAGAGAAGGCGGGAGCGCAGAGACACTTGCTATCAGGCGTGCAGTTGCTCCCGGTTCTCCTACGCCTTTCAGCGTATATCTTTCGCCTGCTTGATGATCTTCTCGACCGCCTTTGCGGTGAACTCCTGCGAGACGCGGCTCTCGGAGTCCGGCAGGCCCGCGCACAGTTGCTCGGCGATAAAGCTGTGCTCGCGGCCTCGACGGCCCCACGCCTTCAGCTTCTCTTGCGTCATGTCGCCGATGTAGCAGTCGAAGTCCGCGATCTTGTAATCGACGAACCATGCGAGCGCCGTCGTAGCGCCCTGCGTGTGCGCCACTGCTGCCGCTGCCTTAGCACCGCGCGTAGCTGCTGCCGTCGATTGGCCGCGGGCCTTGCCACGACGAGGGCCTGACTGCCGGGGTGTCTGCGCCGGGTTCAACTCCGTCTCGCGGGCGTCCATCTTCCTACCGGCCATGCGGGTGATCACGCCCAGGAAGTCGTCGTCGATCTTCAGCGCTTGCGGGCACTGGTCGATGATGGCGACCGCAAGGTTTGCTGGCGACCGGCTGTTTTCAAGTTCCTGATCGACGAGGTTACGGAGCATCGACTCCGCGTTCTCACGCGCTTTCTGCGCCGTCGATTTCTCCGCACGATGGGCGCGCTCGACAGCGCCCGCATTCTCTATACTGGTCTGCATAACTTAGCCTCTCGTTGCTTTACACACTGGTTAAAAAAAAAAAGTGGAAGGCGCGGAATCTGTTGCTATCAGCGTAATCTTGAAGTAGAGCACAGCGAGCTTGTTGCCCGGTCGCATCGCGGCGCCCTCACCATCGTCAGCCCGCGCGTAGCTGTTCTTCGGTGCGAGGCCGATGTAGCGGCGCAGTCCTTGCGGCGTGGTCTTCTCGACCGTGCCGTCTTCGAGTTCGAACTGCCGCGGATCACCGAGCAACCCGAGGATACATCCGTACCCGTAGAGGCTGACGCCCTTGGTAGCGTCGATCCAGCCGTCGCCCGCCCATCCAGCGCAATCGCCACCGGGGAGCTTTGCGACGATCTTCTCCATGGCGCGACGCGACTTCTTCTCGGCCGCGATCAGTCCGTCGATCGCCGGCTGTGACGCGCGCATCATCTCCGCCGTAGCTTCGTCCATCTCTTCGCCGCCGGGGAGTCCCATCGGCTCACCTTTTTCGTATCGAGCGAGCGATTCCTCGACCTGTTTGAGCTTCGTCTTGCGCTCGTCGTCCGGCAGGAACGCGTTGTAGCCGATCTGGAACGCAACGAAGGATTCGTTCTGATTGATGAGGCGCATCCGCGCAACTTCCGCGCGCTTGTTAAGCCGATACCAGCGCTGAAGGTCTTCGAGTTGCGCCGTGAACGGCAGCCCCTCGATCGCCGCGGGCTCGGGCTTCACAACTTCCAACTTCGGCTTGCGCTTGGTGGGCACTTGGCTCTCCGTTTCAAAAAAGATCGAACGCAGTCTACAAATTGCTATCACATGACATATTGCGTTCTTGAAAGAGAGCTTATGAAATATTTCCGTCCCTGTCAAGCTACTTTATGTAGCTAAAATCCTATTCTCGAATGTGCCATCCGCAGCGCGCGATACTGGTCTTCGCGCCACGTCCAGTGTGCAATCGAGACGACGGCCTCGATCTCGAGTCCTCGTAGCGTCTGTTCATCGTACGCGAACACGGCGCGCGGAGCTTTGTCAGCGTGGTCCCGACACCAATCGTCAAACTGCCGACGCGTGCCGGCGATGACCGCGATCTTCGCCGTGCTCATCCGAGCTTGATCCTATCAGCTATGCGGTTGAGCCCGAAACGGTATAGGCGACGGCGCGCCCTGAACATGATCTTCCACCACGCCCACCGCAGCGGAGGCAGCAGATCGGGCTCTTGTGGCTTGGGATCGGGCCGCGCGCGGCGCTGGTAGCACGACTCCATGTACCCGCATTCGCATCTTTCAGCGAAGCGACGGCACTTAGGACAGAAGGTAAGCGGGACCGCGATCTTGCTCATAGGCTGCGGAGCCTCTTAATGAAGGACTCGGCACCCGTGTTATACATTTTCGAGAACAACCGGCGCTTCCACAGATTGCGCACGTCCATAGTCCATTCGTCATCGGGGATCGCGTGACCAAGCTCTTTCTCGGCCTGGGCGCGGATGTAGTCTAGTGGATCGCTCATGCGGAAGCGCCGGTCCAACGGTCATGGATTTGGATTAGCGAAACGATCACGCGATTGTCGTAGGTGTCACGGCATTCCATGTCCTGTAACGACCCGTCTTGCTGATAGATGCGATACCATATGCGCCCGTCTCGACCTTTGATCTTCGAGAAGTCGTAAGGATCGCAGCGTTCGTATTCGTCAATCTTCTTCGTCATCGCCCGCCTCGTAAGCAATGCAGTCGCAGCTTTCACATGCCGTCGATCCGGGATACTTCGTGGCCGTGTTCTTCTTCACTGTGTCCGCATTCGCAAGCCATGATCTATCCCTTAGTCGAAGCTCGGGTAGCCGGCGTCGATCACGGCGTACTCGATACGGTTGGCGACCACTTCGAGCGCGTCGCCGATAGTCACGATATCCTCACTGTCTTCCTTTGATTCTCGGGCGACGTCCCTGAGTATGTCGCGCACGATCTTCAGCGCGTCGTATGCGTCCATCATGATTCGTCTTCCACCTTCTTGACCCATGTATCGGAATCGGGCTCGTAGACGTACCCTTCCCGCTTCAGCCTTTCGATGGTGTCGCGCTCCCGATGAGCGGCGTGTGCCATCTGCCGAAGATAGTCGGAGAGCTTCGCGGTGAACGTCATGCTTCGGCTTCCGTGGCCTCTTCTAGGACGTTCGCGGGCATAAGCATCGTCACGTCAGCGACTCCAATTCCTTGATGCGCTTCTCCAAGCGCTCCATGTACTCGGCCGCTTGGCGCAAGCCCGGCGGGTTGCCGCCGTGAACTCGAAGCGCCTGCTTGACTGTCTCGACATGCGCCGGATCGACCTTGAATGACTCCGCGGGCACGCTACCGGCCACAATCCGAAGCCCGCGCTTTTCGAGATGATGCCGGACGTTGAGTGCCGTCACCCGGCCTTCACCGTCGCACACAGCGTCGGACAGCGCCTCGTTGATGTCGTCGTCCATGACCGCGATTGCGTCTTCGTTAGCCATCTTAACTCCTACCGATAAAGTTGAATGTGCGTGGTCTGCAAACCCGCAACGCCGTGGCCGAGACGCGTGAGCCATGTCTGGAACTCCTCGATCGACAACGAGTGCGCTTCACACGCCGCCTCGATCGAGATCGCACCATCCTGAACTGACTTAACCAGTTCCGCTTTCCGCCGTGCCGTCCACCGCTTTTGCATGATGTAACCTATGAACGAACTTTCCGTGACTGTCAAGCTACTTTATGTAGCTGTTTTATTGTTTTCCCCAAGACCTGACGATAGCCATGACCGCTTCTCTCGCCTCTGGGCATCCATCCCTGCACGCCCTCGTCATGACGTAGATCATGGCCGCGCTATCGTTCGGGAAGACGCGGCTCGCCCCATGGAACTCAGCGTCAGCATCATCCTCACGCGGAGCGATATCACGGTTCGCGTGAAGTTCGAGGATCGGCTCTTTCTCCGTGCCGATGTTCACGACATCCCAATGCACGCGGTACGGATCGTGAGACGGCACCGGACGCCGGCTGAGATGAAGCGGTGACTGCCTGATCTTCATCGGTGCTTACTCACGTTGCTGGGATCGAAGTTCATCTGGTAGCCGGCGACGTATGGCGTCACGCCGATCCAATCTGGATACACGGAGCCGCCACAGCCCGACACCGGCCCGACGGCGGTGATCCTGCCGACTCCATAGCCGGGCACGCGCACTTGCTCACCGAGGATGATTTCGTCAAAGGCAATCACTTCAAGCCTCCATAAAGTAGGATCGCGGTCGTCAAGCCGCCGATGAGAATTATAATCGCCGCGAGATGGTAGTACCTCATTTTTGCGCTCTCGCTCCTGGGCATTCGTTGCTCATTCGCCTGGCCGGATTCGGTGGAACCTTGCCGCACGGTGCCTCGCTGCTTGTCGAAGCCAAGTCGCAAACCGTTCTGCGTCTACCACCAGCGGCGACTTCTCAGCGAGCCACACGGCTAGCAGGTCCATGTAGCTGTTGCCCTTACCCAGGTGCGATACTGCGTGCGCAAGGACTCGGCGCTCGATGTCGGCGAAGTCCGCGTCGATGATTACGATACGCGGCTGTTCCCGGCCGGCTCGGTGGAAGCGGCTCTGCGATTGGATGATGTCGAGGGTTATCGCGTCGAGGGCTTGCTTCTGGTGCGGAAGCAGACGGCCGGTAGGGCTCTGCCCGGAATCGGTGGAACCTTGCTGCACGGCGAGATTGGATTCGGTGGAACCTTTCTGCACGCCGCCTAGCAAAGCGGCATAGAGATCGCGCACCAGCATCTCAGTGATCAGCGGCAGCCGCGCCCTCTCTTCCGCGTCGAGCAGGCACCACGCATTGGCCCGCCCCAATAGCTGCTTCATGTCAGCCATAGACGATATCCTTCAGAGCGACGCATTGCAGAAACACATCGGCCGTGGTCGCGTCTTCGTTGTCGTTGAGGAAATCGCCGAAGTGCTGGCCGTACTTCTCCGCCATGAGCTTCAGCCCGACCTTGAAATCCGCTTGCGTGATGCGTCGGCTTTGCGGCTCGCCCTCTTCGTTGTACTCGCCGACTTCGATCTCGAAGAGGCTGCCATCGCCGAACAGCGCCGGGCAGTCATACCAGTTGTCTGACTCGGAGTCAGCCTCCGCCGCTGCAACAGCCTCCCGCCCCGATAAAACTTCGGAGAAGTGGTTGCCGGGCTCCCATCGAAGCAACAGCACGCTTCTGCACCAGTAGTTGCTTCCGCCTTCGATTGCCGTGACCATAAGGTCTGCAATGCGTCGCGGCGCGATCTCGATCTCAATTTTCATTTGCTGCTCCAACTGTTCATCCCTTCGGGCGCGTCGATGCCATACCCGCCACGCTCCACTTTATCCTTGTCGGGAAGCTGGGCGATATACGCCTCGGCTTCGGCAATGGTGCCAAAGCGCTTTAGCACCGTGAACCCTTCGCTCTCTTCGTCAACCACGAACACGGGTTTAAGCGTCATTTGCTGCTCCCATTTATCGAGCCAACCTTTTTGGTCCGCTTCCCTAAGCACGTACTCCACCATGTAGGCGAGGTATCCTGCGTCGTTCTCTTGCCCGAGCTTGGCGTTGATGCGCTCCATGCTCGGCTTAATGATCTCGGACACGCAGCGAGCATTAAACCGGCGGAGTGGCGTAGGGTGATCGGCCTTGCGGCATTCCTTAAAAATCGCGACCGCTTTGTCGATCTCATCCTGGGTCAGGAAGTCGTCCAACGTCACTTGCTTGTCTGCCATACTTTCTCTCCCAATGAAACTCTCTAGCCAGCTACTATACGCCCTGGCCGGAATCGGTGGAACCTTGCTGCACGCGAGCGACAAACGCGTCCAGCCCTCTTCGCTTCTTGCGCGCGGCGGCGCTGTGCCTCGCCTGCGTGCGCTTTTTTATCTTAGCTTCATGCGCCGCTAAGTGCGCGGCTACGGCCCTCTCCTGCTCTTGATCTTGCACTAGAAAAGCTCCGCTAACTCTTGCTTCAACTTCGCGTCGTCGTCCTGCACGGGCTCCGCCTTGCGCTTACGCTCGCGATCCTCGGCGTCGATGGCTTTGCAGAACGCGATCCAGTTCGCTTCGGCACGCTGAAAGCACAACACGTCATCGGGATTATGCCGCGAACTCGGCGCATAGAACTCAGTGGGCTTAGCCACGGGCCGGCTCCGATTCGGTGGAACCTTGCTGCACGGCGGCGCCGTGATCATGCTCGATGCCGTAGGGCGCAAGGCACACTTGAAGGAAGCCATTCGTCTGCCGGCTGACGTTCGCGCACACCTTGCCGAGCACTGGCGCCAGCGCCTCGCGGCATGCGGCCTCAAAGCAATCGTCACACATTCCGACTTCCTGGGTCTGGCATGTGACGTGCTGCTCGCCGCAGACTTCGCAATAGGGTAGGTCCATCACACAGACTCCTTTGCAACCGTCTCCGATTCGGTGGAACCTTGCTGCACGGTGTCCTTCGGAAGCAAAGGAAGGTCGATAAAGCCGGGCCGCGCGTCAGGCGCTTTGAATAGCTCCCAATCTCCGGCCGCGAGGCGGAAGGCGCTGACGGAGCCGTGAGCGAGGTCAAGCTCTATCAGCGTGCGCCGTATCAGCCCGTAGCCCGGCATCTTGTCTGCCGATATCCCAAGGCGGACGAAGCCCTGAGACTCAAGCTGCGATGGATCGTAGCTCTTCGGGCCAGAGTAAAGCGTCGTGTGGCCTTGCTCGCGGGCGCGCTCGAACATCGCGTCCATCTTGGCGTTGCGGCGCTGGGCGCCGGTCATTGTCCGCCAGCCTGGGAACTTAGACATTGACCGTCTCCGATTCGGTGGAACCTTGCTGCACGGCGGATACGCTCATATCGAACGCTCCTTCTGTTTGGCCAGCCAATCGAACCACGCCAACGCGCTCTGGACGGTTCTGTAGCGACCGCCGTTGCAGTGGCAGGCTTGCGGCTCCCAACCGGCGAAGTCATAGTTGCCCTCGGTCGCTGTCCGGTAGCGCACAGATAAGCGCCTCTCCCAACAAACCATATCCTCGGGTATCCACTCTTCGCGCTCTTGCCCGTCAGAAGTGATAACCGCAAGGCTGGCGTTTAAGTACCTGACCGCCTCGAACCCCGCGCGCTGCATCGCTTCAAGATGCGAGGGCGGGAGCACCGGGACGGCCGTCGCTTTGCGTTTGCTCATGGCTCAGCCCTCGATCTTGGCAAGGATGGTGCGCAGGATCGCGCGGTCGGGATCACTTGGATGCTCAATCTGCGGAACGCATCGCCGCACCCAGGCCGCAAGCTCGCGCAGCGTCGCCGCGTCGAGCGTGACATTGCCGCGTGGATCACGCGTGAAGATATCGTGGCCGATGCGGATGTTCCCGCTATCGCGCACGGAGTAAACCAAGTCGTGGTATCGGGCGTCCCGCTTGTCGCGCTCTTTGCGCGCCGCAGCAAGATCGTCGGTTGTGAACCGAGTGCGCGTCCATTCTGACGCCGCGATGTGCCGATGGCAGAGAACGTATTGACCGCTCATTTGTCGCTCCCATTCGCCTTCGGCTCGGGCTTCGCGGATTCGGTGGAACCTTGCTGCACGTCTTCGTCTTCATCGCTTTCGGGATGGTGGACGAAGACCCAGGCCGAGACCCAAACGCCTTCCTCGGTGTAGCTGTAGAGCGGCGCGTCATCGATCTCTAAGTCGTCATTGACGGCGACTTGCTCGGCGTACTCGGGATACTTGTCACCGTAGGTTGCGAGGATCGTGAGAACCTCAGCTTGCGTCAGGCCCGAGCCCAACGCTTCGCGCACCATGCTTTTCAAGCGGTCATTGTCAGCCATTCGATCGACTCCTGATTCGGTGGAACCTTGCTGCACGCTCAGCGATACCAATATTGCACGCCGTCGAAATCGACTTGCTGATAGTCCATCTTCAATTCGTCCGCCGCGCGGTCCCAATCGATGTAGGACAGCGGCCATTGCGCGTCGCGGCCGATGGCGCCGATGTCTTCGGCATGCTCTTGGGCATAGTCTTGGAAGGATGAGTCCCGGATGAGCGTGACCGGATACCAAGCGCCGTTCCATTCGTGATCGCCGCCATTGCCGCGAAGCTCATCCAGAAGCGCGGTCAGATTGGCGCGCTCTTGCGCCTCGTCAGTCAGGTCAACGCCTTCGACGCCGGACACTTCGCCTTCGCCGCCGATTGACGATTGCGCCGAAAGGTCTTCAAGCTCCGTTCCGATTTCCTCGACGCGTGCAATCACGTCGCGCACGTCGATATAGCCTTCGGAATTACTAATGCTATCAGCCATCACACGCTCCCGGATTCGGTGGAACCTTGTTGCACGGCGTTCTCGCTCCGCGCGTCCTTCAGAACCTTTATGCTCTCTCGCAGCCATTGCCAGCCGGCCGTCATGCTGCCCTTGCACTCGGGTTCGAAGAGCACGATTGCGAGCGCGAGAAGCTCTTCCATGTCCGTCGCCGCGCCAATCAGGTTGGCGTTCGCAACCGCCTGTCCCGGCAACAGGTGCGAGCGGTCGGTGTCCGTAACCAGCACGCCGTTTGCATCTCGAATGACGGTGACTTGAACGGTCCAAGGACCGGGTGAATGTTTAACGGGCATCGTTCGACTCCTTGCACTCGGCTTCGTTATCGGTGTCGCGCGATATGCGGTCGCGCGGTACGCCTAGCTCGTCTGCCATCTCTGCCGCCGATTGCTGCGCCCATTTTTCCAAGGTCGCCGCTGGCACGGGCCGGTCATTCACGGCGACCGATTGAGAGTCGAGCGGATGGTCGCCGGCCGTGTATTCTTTGACGGGCTGGCCGTCGCGCCCGTATGCCGTGACCGCGTAGCCGTGGCCGGTCAGGTACCATTGAACGAAGGGCTTCATTGCCAATCCCCGTATCCCGCGCAATCGGGCTGCGGCTCTTCGCTGTCTTCCGCTTCCATCGCGTCAAGCCAGCCGTGAATCCACGCGTAGCTGTTCTCCGCTTTCGAGGAAGATTCGGACGCGTACCGGCCATCGACTCCGGCCATGCACGCTTGCCAGCCCGCGACATACGCTTGCGCTTCGGTTGTCATGACCGCGCCCATCGTTGCTTAACCACAAGGTCACAATCGGAATAGATATCGGTAAGCTCCGCGAGCAAGGCTGCGCATTCATCCGGCGTTGCGTTGCGCGTCTCATTAAACCAAGAGCGCGAGCATTCCGAGTGCTGGCCGATGTGCGCGTAGCACACGGCCATTCCGGGGTTGGCGCTCAGCGTAGGGAACACGGCGCTAACGTCGCCCTTGAACTTACCGGCGCACTCCACACGGAATAGAACCGGAAGCTTCTCTTTGCCTGACGCGGCCTTGCGCGGTTGAGTCGTTCTGTCGCTGACGATGGCGCCAGTCCTGCCAATCGTGACGCGCTGGTTAAAGCGATGCTTCCCTGCCGGCGTTATGAGCCGAAAGCCGCGAACGGACTCAACCCGGTATCCGGGGCGATGCTCTGTCAGCGCTTCATTCATCCGGCCGCGCGTCAACATGCTATAGAAGCCGCCGCTGTCGAGCGTCACGTTGCCGCGTGGATCACGCGTGAAGATGTCGGTGGAGTGAAGGCGCACGCGGAGCGTTTCGTCGCTCAGCCTATATTCGATTGTGTTCCGCGCCACGATCCGCGACGTGATCACTTCGCAAGGCTTGCCGCTTGCCTGTATCTCGCTCGCGATCTCGGCGAGCATGCCCTTCTTACTCTTGCGCGCGATGGCTTGCGCGGAATACTGACCGTAACCCATGACATCAATCTCGCTATCGCTTTCGGGCGATGCGGGAGGCGCTGGTATCACGCCTCCGCGCAGTCTTGCCCGGATTGAAACTCTTTCTCTCAGTGGATTGCGCGCTTGCGCTGCGGTCTACATGATCGGCTCCCGTTCTCTCTCGCTTCCTTGAAAGAGACAGTAGAGCTACTTTCCGTGGCTGTCAAAAAGAAAATGTAGCTCGGCGAATATATTCGTCGTTAATTTCTTAACCTATATCCGGCCATGAAAAAAGGCGCCTCGATTTCTCGGGGCGCCCTCTGCCGGAAGCATGCTTTTCTAAGGCATGCTTTTTTTTTCTATCACTTATCTAGGCATAGATCAGCCCATCGTCGCCTCGGTCGCTGGCGTGGTCGCATCGCCCATGTTCAAGTTGTTGTCTTTCCAGTAGCGGAGCACGTTGCAACCGACCTTTCGCTGCACAGCCTTAGCGCATAGCTCTTCAAGCTCTGCATCAATCGCTTCTGTGATCTGGCCCGAGCTTGGTTCTGCCGCCGCTAGTAGCGTATAGTCGAAGCGGAAGACGGCAAAATCATCGCCCGCAACGCTTGCCTCGAACGCATAGGCTTTGTCCGCTTCCTCCGCCGTGTGCCACCAATCGAAGCCGCCGCCGCCTGCCCGTGGACCGGGATTGACGTACTCCGTCGCGACGCAATAGACCTTCTTCCCTGTCATGACGATAGACCTCTCTTTGCTGATTCGGTGGAACCGTGCTGCACGTCAAATAAATCCCAAGCTTGATCGACGCGTTCCAAGATTCGGTGGAACCTCGCTGCACGCCGGCCCGATTCGGTGGAACCACGCTGCACGGCGCCACCGTCCGCGCTCGCGCTCGATCTCTCGCTTTTGAGATAATTCCGCTCGATCGGTAAGGTTAACGATCCATTAAGGTTAACGCGCATTAAGGTTAACGATCCATTAAGGTTAACGCGCATTAAGGTTAACGCCCGGCCAGCTTTCATTTACCATTCCTCGCCGCGAGCGCGGCTACCGCTTCCGGCGCCGTGTCTCTGCCGCCTGCCCGTAGGATGTCCGATATCGCCGCTAGGACTGCGCTAGGCGTCTTTCCCGCGCGCTCGCGCATCGTGCCTGCTATCCGGTCTAGGGCGCCACATGCCGCCATGCGCTCCGCTCCGCCGCGATCAAGCTCGCCTAGGAAGCCTGCCGCTAGGTGCTGGCGTATGCCGGCGCCCATATGCGGCCGTTGCTCGATTGTGTACCGTGCCTTGCCCGTGTCCGCATCATAGGCGACATCCACGGATATCGCACCGCGCCACGATGTAGCCAGCGTGCGCAACCCTGTCTTTTTGTCACCTATGCGCGAGACTGTCCCGGTTCCGCCGCGAAGCGCGCGGCCGGTAACGCTTCCCTTAAATTCTGCCATGCCTCGACTCCTTGGGGCGAATGGTCGCCCGGTATCGTTTCGTCGCCGCAAGGGAAGCTCGCCTAGCGCGTTCTGCTATGCCATAGCCAGATTGCTACGCCTCCCAGACTTCGCGCCCCTTGGCCTTCCCTTGCGATCTAGCGGTTCAAGTGACCGTGCGAGCCGAGATAGCCCGGCCTGCCGGCAATCGCCCCGTTAGCATCGTGACGCGGTGCCGGCGACGCGAGTTGCTCGCCTATGGCCTTTAGCATTGCATCCCTAAGCCGGTCAGAGAATGCCGCCATGATCGCCGCGCGCGGAGTGGTGCCGGCCGCGATGTCGCGATCCACTTCCTCAATCCGCGCTTAGGTATTGCGACAAGGCATAGTGATTGAACGGCACTCGGCGCCGTGCTGCGCTCGCTTCCTGGCGCGCATCAAAGCGCGTTGCAGCGTGAACTAGCGCGGCGTGTATCGTGCCGCCGAATAGCTTGAACGGTTCCGCTGTCATATGTCTATCCCGCGTCGCTCCGCTTCGCCGCGCGCAATCTCCGCGTATTCATCACGGCCGGCGCCGGACTCCTTTTCATAAACGCCGCGAACTTGTGAGTCCGTGCATTGCCGGCAATAAAGCCGGAACCCTTCTCTATCGCGCCGTGTCATGCGGCTGACCCCTTAGAAATAACCCGGATCGTCGGCAACGGCGCCGACATTATCGGCAATCCAGCAACTAGCCGCGCTGATAAAGTCTAACGCTTTGGCGTTGCACGATGGACAATCGATCGTGCCATCTGTGCCCAAATGATCATCTTCGCATTCGAAGCCGTCAGGCATGCCGTGCCAGCCGAAATTTCGCGCGACACTGGGATAGTCCCATTCCGCTTGCACTAGAATCGTGTTGCTTTCGTCGCGTGCATCGTGAGTCCCGTCTGCCCGCTCGCGCGCAATGATGTAGCAGCAAGGCGCGAAGCTTGAGTCGCGGCATAGGTGAATGAGGCTCACTTGCTCGACTCCTCTTGCTGGCAAAACTCGGCGGCAAGTTTTGTCTGTATCTCGCGCTCGCTTAGCATCCCGGACGCGCGACACGCGACACCGTGCGGCTTATCGTGCGGTTTCATCGTGCCGAAGCCCTTAGCGCCGCAATGCGGGCACTTCCAAATGGTGACGCTCATTTGTAAACCGCGATTCCGTTTGAGTAGCAGGACTCCACGCTGGCGCCTTCCCGGATATCGCCCGGCCGAAGGATATAGAGCGCGGCGCCGCGCGGGTCGCCTTGAATGTAGAAACTCAGAGTCGGATATCGCGCCATGATCGCCGCAAGGCGTTTCAGCGCCCCTGACTCTCTGTCACCTATCGACTCATACTTCGCGACATTGAGGCCATGGACGTGCCGCTCTAGGAAGGGCTTGCCCTTCTCGTCATGAATAAACGTGCCGTTCTCTTTTCGGCCGCGCGTTATGACCCATGACGAATAGTCATTCGAGTCGCCGCACTCTAGTTCATGCCAGCGATGCAACGTCATGGACACGCGGCGAAGCGCTTGTGCATCGTCATACGCGATGCCGGCCGCTATCAGTCTGTCAACGCAATCGGAAAGGCTCATGCTTCGACTCCTACTTTGCGCGCGCGGCAGAACGAAAGCCGCATGCGACCGACTTTGAAAAACCATATCCCGCCAACCTTGCGCGCGGACGGCGCAAGCGCCTTTAGCTTCGCGCTCATTTTCCCGACTCCTCAGTAAAGACGGACTCGGCCAGTGCCTTGGCGCCTTTAGCGCTTTCGCAAAGCTGCCCGTAAACGTCGCGGCCGAAACGCGAGATCGTACTCGCGCCGTCCCAAACGCTCGCGCCCGCATGCCATTTCGTGCCGCGCGCGGCCCTCTCGCCGAATAACCCTTTAGTGTGTTCCGGCGCCGCGAATAACGTAACATTAGCGCCCATTTCGGCGCGCCATCCTGCGCCGTCTTTAAGCCATGGGAACGTGCTACTAGCCGTATCCGACTCCTAGCTAAGAATGGTTGCCAAGTCCGCCGCGTCTTGCGCGGCTCGCTCCGCTTCGATGCTTCGCGCGGTTGCCGCGTAGTCCCTCGCCGCGCGCAAAGCGATATCGTGCGACTCAACCGTGTATCGATAGATCGCCGCGACGATTGACTCCGCACCATCGAGCATGTTGCAAGCCAAGCCTGCCGCGACAAGCTCGCGCGAAGCGGCATGGAACGCATTACCTATCGCCGCTTGCGTTGCTTCCGGCGCCGCCGCGAGCATACGCGCCCAATGCTTATCAACATTAGTTAGGCTCATTTACATCGACTCCAAGGCTTCGATTTCCCGCCGCGCTTCCTTAGCCGCGCCGGCAGAGTCGCAGTCCCAAGAGACAACCATTTTTTCCCAAGCTATGCAAGCCGGGCGATTCATAGATCGTGACGGATGCGCCGCGCTTCGTGCCGCCTGGAATCGTGTATCGTTGAATGTAGGCGACGTGCCGCGCCGTGCGGATAGCGCGGCTCATTCGTCAACCCGCGCAACAAGGTTAGACGCGGTAGGGCATCCCGAGCCCGCGCCGTCGCTCATGCGAAAAAGCGCCGTTGCCTTCTCGTCGCCGATTGAGACGCATTGCAGGTATGGACCGTCACTATAGGTGTAGGGCCTTGATAGCGCGCGCCAGCGCACGCCCCGATTATCGATGTACGCGCAACCCGGCTCGACTCTCACGCCATTAGCCCGTGGCGGCGACGGGAAAAGACCCGTGTTGTTTTTCACTTGCTCGA